TCTTATAGTCCTTGCCATTAATCTTGGTGTCAGAATTAAACTCATACAGACCCCAGGTATGAAAGACCTCAGAGTTGTTGTTCTTGATTGTGATTGTAATCACTTCATGTCTAGCTTCAGAAGGTTGAGGGAACCCATCATCAGAAGCGACCTCAATATCAACAGTAACGATGTTCAATAGCGACTTATCAAACTTAATGTCACCTTGAAAGTTTTGTTGGATAAACTGATGTACATAATTAGTTGTACCATAGATGTCAAAGTTTGCAACATCATCATACTTCTCAATGAACTCTCGACAGTCTCTCATCGTTCCAGGTTGGATCGCTCCAACAGGACGACCACTCAGAGTAAGCCACTTATCTTTTTGCTCAGCAGCCTTCTTACCAGGAATGTAGAAAGTAGGATAGAACTTTTCTTTGAAAGAGATTTGCTTACCAGTGGAGTCATAACCACGAACAAGTATATTGTTGCCATACCGATCAATATTAGAATAAAACATTACAATCCTTATATAAAGTAAGGGGGAGTAGTTTCCCACTCCCCCTCATAATAGTACATCTTAGATTAGATGTCAATGGAAAAGTTTGTGTGCAATTACAGAAATTGTAGTTACAGCAAAAAACATTCCAAACACACCTAAAAAGAAAATGCTGTCTGGTGATTGTGTTAGGTAATCCATTATAGATAACCTCTCTTTAGAGCAACATTAACTCTATAGTGTTGAATACGCTCGATCTCTTTAATTTTAGATTCTAGATCGGCAACATCAACAGCTTGAGAAAGGTATTCGAATTCGTTGTCGAATTCATGACTGATAGGTTTATTAAACCAATCAACGATTGCTTTCAGTAGTTTCATTTGAAGTGGTCTCCTCTTTAATATCCATTTTGTGTGGCTTTTTGTTGTCGGGAATGATGTTTTCTAGGAAGACTTTTAACATTCCGTTGACGAGAGAGGCATCCTTAACTTCAATTGTATCTGCTAGGTTAAATGTGCGAGAGAATGCCCGATTGGCAATCCCTTTATACAAGAAACTATCTTCTTCATTGACAGAAGCAGAGTTACCAGTAATCTTTAGGGTGTCTCCATCGATTTCAATTTCGATGTCAGACTTTGAAAATCCAGCGACAGCGATTTCCACGGTGTATTTGTTTTCGTCTACCTTACGAATATTGTATGGTGGGAAATTAGGAATAGCTTTTGCAAAGCTCGTATCTTCGGCATGCTTGAGCATCTGGTCATAGACCCGATCCAAACCGACGAACATTGGAAAATCTGTTAAATTGAACATATGTTTAGTCATTGCTTTTACCTCCTGTGTAAGCAAGGTTAGTAGTATTTGACACCCATAAGGCGTGCCATAAAAGTGAACAAAGAATCTCTCTTTGCTCACTATTATTTAGACTAATTTAGAGTAATTTTATTACCCTAATTTTGAACATCAGCTATCTACTAATTCGATAGCTCAGTTTGAGTTGCAGACAACATAGTTGTTTTGCACACGACAGCCATAGTTAGATCCGTATCCACCACGACTACCTTGGTTCAGGAACACATTACTGCCAGAACCTGATCGACCACTACTGTGCATATCATCGATCCGCTGACCATTCATATCGATACGATAACCGTTTTGATCAATCCGTTGACCGTTACGGTGAATGTTCATTGTGTTACCGTTGATAGCAGTACGGTTCTGATAAGGTAAGGCAACAAATTGACCAGCCTTATAACCACCAACACCTCCTAACAGAGAGCCAGCAATCGTAGCAATGGTTTTGCCTTGACCTTTACCGAACTGATTACCGAGAAGACCACCACCAGCACCACCAAGAACAGTACCAGCCATTGGAGCGATAGTGGCAATATTACAAGCACCGAGAGACAAAGCGATTGCACTCACGGCAAGGATTTTCACATGATTACGCATTACAAGTTCCTTTCATTTCTCATCATCTGTATATAATATAGTGTATCATGCACCATATGTCAACAGCTTTTTTAATTAAAAATACTTTTTTAGCATCTCTAATTTATCGTCATACTCAGCCATGATCTCCAGCTCCTTCTCAATCGTATCCATGATATCAGGATGCTCTGCCAGACCGACAGTATGACGCAGAAGTACTTCGATGTTTGCGCGATGCTTCTGAATATGTGCATTAAAGTGTGCTTCACTTGCTTCTAAGAGCATAGAACGTGTGCGATATTCAGTTGCTTTATCTTCACCAGTTACATCACCATACATTACTTTTTCCTTCCAATACTATATTTTGCTACAAGTTCCCAATCGTTCTTTTCTTTATAAGGTAGAATTTTGATTTGATTCAACGGTGCTACAGGCTCTGCTGTCTTTGTTGAATCGACCAGAGTAACCAGATCCCACTGCTCTAATAGATTAGCAATAGTGTTACGTCTAGCAATGTCTGCTTCATTCTCGTTGAAGTCAGAGGGTTTGCCATCAAGCGCAAAGAGTTCTTTGAAGTGAACAATGAAGTACCGACCCTGCTTGTGTAGAATGTGACAGGATTGATATAACTTGTGATCTTTGCGAGAGGCAACGCCAATACGGGTCAGCGTTTCTTTTACTTTGAGGAAGTCATCTTCGTTTTTCAGATGCACTTCAATCATTGTTGTTAAATCAGTCATTTCATACCACCTTTACTCATTTTTTCTTTTATTGATACCAATTGCTCATCACCAAGAATTTTGAGTGCTTCCTTTGCTTTTTTGACTGAATAACCATAATAGTCAATGACTGCTTGTAAGTCCTCATCATCAGTGGCTTTATGCCATTTAGAGAAACGCTTCCGCTTCCGGACAATATTTAGTAGAAACGAATATTGCATAATATTGTCTAGATCACTGTGCATATTCATTAGATTGGCATACTGAACTGTATCGGGAAAGTATGAAAGTGACTTGTTAGTTAGATAGGGGTTATACGTCCTCTCTGCTAGTTCTGGATTGTCAGAGTTGGTGATGATATCCTTCTTACCAAGATTGATATCGGTTACGAAGTCAAACGGATTCATGACCACTCACAGTCTGTCATCAGTTCGACTAGGCATGCCACATTGTTAATCTCATGGTCAACCACAAACGCTGCCTGATATTGATACTTAGCAAGGATGAGAACCATCTGAGCAATGCTCGCTGGCTTCATATTCTTACTAGCATGGTTGTAGAGGTTGCGATACAGAGTAGCAGTTTCAATATCACTGTTGTCTACAACCCACTTACGAATGCCAGTGAAGTCTTGACTGCCGATCATCTTTACCAAAGAGTCAAATGACTCATCACTCATGTTAGTAAGGATACCAACATCAATACTACCAGTGACAGAGTACCGCTGCAACTCATTTAGAATGCGCCGCCAGTCTGGCATGTGCTTCATCATCAACTCAGCAATAACTTTCTGGTCGTACTTGATACCCTTCATCTTTAGGATATTTTCAATACGCTTCATAAACTGAGGTGCAAGACCAGCTAGTTCTTTCTTACTGATGTTGAACTCAACAACCGAACACCGACTATGTAGTGGTTCAATGATACGGTTCTTGAAGTTGCAAGTCAAGATAAAACCACAGTTGTTAGAAAACTCTTCCATAAAGTTACGAAGAGCAGGTTGTGTAGACTGTGGATTTAGATAGTCTGCCTCATCAAGAATCACATATTTACGCTTACCGTTGAATGATACTGTAGAGGCAAACTGTTGGATCTCAGTTCGAAGAGTATCAATATTACCCTTCATAGAACCGTTAATAACTAGATAATCAAGATCCAATTGAGTCAGAAGTGCCCTGGCAACGGTTGTCTTACCGATACCAGGACCACCACTGAGAAGGAGATTAGGAATCTCTCCTTGATCCACAAACGCTTGAAATACATCTTTCAGGTGTTGTGGTAGGACACATTCCTTAATTGAAGGGGGACGATATTTCTCGACCCATAGATATTCTGACATAACAAACCTTTCAACATTTAATCACGACCACGATGTTTAGTAGAAACTATATCACCGGTATGGTCAATTTCAATCACTTTACTGTTTATCTGATAACCATGGTGATTAAGTAAAGCGACAAAATCTTTCATTAATTTTGTCCACTCAATCTCCCCTGGATAAGAACGATGTACGTCTGTTGCATCTCCATATTGAGAGATAGAAGCAGTTAGGATTATCCTATCATCATCCATTATCAGCTCCGAGATTCTGTTGCCACATAGTAAGTTACACGACCATCAGCAGTCGAGAACTTCGAGATACCTTTACTAGAAATCTCAACATTATATTCTAACACCATCATCTTCATGTTGTCAACCTTAAAAACATGAGTGAAGTTATCTTGCGTAGTACCAACCTTCTTGCTGAAAGAGTTCATCGAACTGTTCTTAGAGTCTCCAGCGCTGATAGTAATAACATTATCTTCACCCTTAACAATGATCTCAGGAACACCTAGGACACGAGCAGCCTGTAGAACATCCTTGAGAACAGCATCAGATAAAGTAAATGATGCATTCACATCTGGAAGTGTCAATGCCTTATCAGGAGGCGTGACGATCATTGATGCGTCTGCATAACGGTAATCTAAAGACGTTCCGTTACCATCACTAATCGTCATACCATTCTCACCAAGATCAAGATCTGGATCTTCAATCAAAGACAGAGCAGACAAAAACTGACTCAAATCATAGATACCAAAATCCTGTGAGAACAAATCACCAACCCGTACCTCTGCTAGAACAGTCTTTTGTGGAGATACTGTACGAAGAGTAGTCCCCTCCTTGAATAGAAGGGACTGGTTAATAGAAGAGAAGTTCTGTAGAACCTCTACGGTTTGTTCTGATAGTTTCATCATATTCTCCATTACTTCTTACTACCAAGCTCTACAGCATCAGCTGTTGCTGAAACGCCAACAGAAGCAAGTGCAGCCAAGTCACCACCAAATACATACATGCCCATATGATGTAGACGCATCCAAGGACACATCCAAACCTTAATACCAAGATCACGAGCCCATTGACAGAACATATAATCTTCTGATAGATAGCGATTAGACTTAGGATCAATCACAGTATCAAAGTATGCGTGAATCTGACGTGAGCCGTCAAAGTTAGCTGTACGCACATGGTCTGGTGTATAAAGCAATTCAGGATGGGCATTACCAAACTTCTCAAACACTGGTTTCTGAATCATCATGAAGCCAGTACCACCTTCTAGCACTTCGACGGGTTCGTTGATACGAATCTCAGTTGTGCCAGGTACAGGATTAAACACAAAGTCTCCTACATAGTTCTCGAGAACACTGGGATTCTGATCAGCAACACCCTTATCAACTGCTCGCTTGATCTTCTCCCAAGCAATAGTCTTCTTAGGATAAGCACCACAAACAATATCTTTGTCGCTGTTTGGATCAGCAATCGCAGCAAGTGTAAGGACATCTTGAGCATCGAATCCAATATCAGAGTCAATGAACATTAGATGAGTATAGTGGCTCCTCATAAACTCATCAACCAAATAGTTACGAGCTCGTGTGATTAGTGACTCATTGAATAGATAAGCAAAGCCAATATCAACTCCATACTTCGCTGCTGCCTGTCCAAGATCAATGGAAGACTTAGTGTATTGTCCTCCACACTGTCCACCATACATCGGTGTTGCAACCATAATCTTACGTGATTGCAGTTCTTCCATTGTAATTTCAACTTCCATTATTCTACTCCATATTTTTTATCATGATCTTTACCAAGCCCATATGAGCCATCATACATCTTCAATGTTTCTGCTTTGAAACATAAGAACTGTCCAACACGTGTACCTTTCTTGATTCTAAGTGGACCACAACGCACATGCAATGCACCAGCCATAACGCCATGATAACCAGAATCATATAGTCCTGAAGTAAGAAATATACCATTGCGATTGAGTGTTGATCGAGTGATTACCCAACCAGCCTCCTCTTCACCAACTTCAATAATATTCTGCATAGTTACCTCATAGGTTCCTGGATGTAGTATCCAATAACCATCTTCAGAAGGACGTAGTTCATTTGTCCCTCTGTGCTTCTTTTGTTCCTCATCAATAATAAACAAATCATCTTTGATCGCAAAGACTTTATCCAAACGCAGATCAATAGCGTTTGGTTGAATATCTGCTTCCTGTACTTTTGATAGTGAGGTTTTAGTTGAGGGACTGTTGACGTGAATCATCATTAATACCATTCTCCTTATCCAAGGAGTACATCATAAGAATAATATAATGTACTGCTTTCAACAAATCTTTCTTATTCTTGCCACCCTTCTTACCGAAGCGAGCAAGATACTTAATAGCAGTATCCCGAGATGTAGTTTCCAAACTACCCAGTGACTCCCAGAAGTCTACAGTCTGGATTTCTTTGTTACCAACATAATGTTGGCCATACGTACTATCAATATACTCCTCAATCAGAGCCATATTGATGTCTTCTCTGTAATTATATTTACTCACTTACACATTCCTTCAATCACAGCAATGTTACAATTAACAAGGTCATGCTTATCAATATCTGATGTATGGTAGGAAAAGTCAACTTCTTTTTCAAACTTACCGTTGATCAAACCTGTAGGTGAGGAATCAAACGAGATGTTATTGAGACCAGCCCACACAGCAGCGCTACTGTCCCATGTATCAATCTTGAAATCTTTGCATAGCTCAATCTCATTGGGTCCATCTACCATTCCCAAGAAATGAATATGCTGATCGCCAGTGATCTTGAAGTTGATACCTCTATCCTCAAGCTCCTGCATGAATCGCCAACGAGATAAGAATCGTTGAAGCTTGTTATCCTTCTCAACACCATAAGCATTAGGCACTGCAAGAATGGAAACACCAATATAATCAACCAAGTCAGGATTATTGAATGCCCACTCAAATGAAGCAATCAACCCTTCTAGGTCACCGATCTCACTCTGTGGAACAAAGAATGTACCAAAGCCAGCATCCTTAAATGTAGGTGCTAACTCCTTAGCTGCATCGATTGTCTTGGAATAATGTTCGGAAGGATAATCGGACATAACAACATACTTAGCACCAACTCTCCATCCCATATCGATTAACTTGTCAGATGGATACATCTCTCTACCCTGCTTATACATTTCGAAAGCAGAGTTATCTAAGATCTTCATAGAATCCTTATTTGCATAGAATTCTGTGTATTCTTCACTTTCCTCAACCAAATGCGCAAGTAGCAGATCGTGTGACTGATCTGCTACAAAGTCGCTCATATGAGGTATAGGTGTAATGTGACAAAAGTCAATTGCCATAACAAACTCCAATCAAAATAATATAGTAAGTAGGATTTAACCTACTGATTTAACGTCGGGTAGTGGAACCATAATCATCTCTGTACCCATCTCTGCTTTAACAAAAGAACGACCACCTCTGTTAGCCATTCCTTTATACTGACCAGTAACACTTTTACCAGTCTTAGCATGAGTGAATGTAACTTTAACATCACCACCCTTACGCTTGGCTTTAGCTACAGCACTTTTAATCTTCTTAGCATCCATTGCTTCGTTGATTTGAAAGTTCTTGAAAGATTCCATTGTTCTACTTCCTGTATCTACTAGTTGCTCCGTTCTCACCGTCTTCACTGACTGTAATGGTGAGATCTCTTCCAGGGTATTTATCAATTATATATCCTGCCAAGTCATCACAAATCATCTCACAGGACTTATAATCTAACTGCATTGTACCTTGTTGAAACAAACTTTCCAACTCTCTTTTGAACAAAATAAATTCAATATCACGATCATCGTGAACGACTTCAATTTCAACAGTAAAGTGAAAGATGTGTCTATGAGGATACCCAAGAAATGATACATCAGCTAACTCAGGTTTTTCAAGAGCAGCAGGATACTTATGCATACCCTCACGCTGAAATGTCACCCAGATTGTTTTTGTTACATCCATTATCGCTTTCTACTCCTCTTAATAAAACTTGGAACATCAACTGCACTCATCTTCAGATATTCCCGATCGTCGGTCAACATCTTTTTATTATAATACTCCCTCATATCACTAACCGAATACCATAGAAGATAACCAGTGTTTGGATTGACGTGAAAAACTCTATCACTTTCAATCTTGAACAACCAATCTTTATGAATAAAGAATGTTCCATTATCTTGAAGATTATTCTTTACATCACAAGAATAGTAGTTGGCCCATTTAGGATTACGAAACTCAATATCTATACCAGCAATTTGCTTTTTGTAATCATCTTCAAAATGACGAGTATACCAACCCCATGACTCAAAAACAGAGAGGAGGAAATCTTCCCCCTCCTTGCCTTTCTTCCCCTTTTCACCAAACGCCTCTTCGAGCGTTGTGGTCCATTTGTTTGTTAACCTCATTAGATCACCTTATCTGAAACATTCAAGGCAAGGTTAGAAGCAATCGCATCAAGACGACGACCATTCATCGTCGATGAAACTTCACGACGGAAACGACCAACATTCTCTTTGAACTTACCCTTCGAACGAAAGTTATCGATCATCTCAAAGAGAATCTCTTGCTTGTCCATAGCATCAGACGCTGCCCAGACACGTTGTGCTGCTTCACTAAAATCATACATCTTCATAACAATCTCCATTCACATTTGATATCATTATAATACTACAAGATTGCGACATATGCAACAGTTATTTTACTGTAAAATTGATAATCCTCTCGCAATGTTTAGAAACTCTCTACGAGCTTCTGAACCCTGCTCGGCAAAGATACCATCAACAGCTAACGTACATGTACTGCTACCTGTATCCTGAATTCCACGACTCTTTACACAATAGTGGATGGCTTCAAGATAGACAGCAACATCAGGTGTACCAGTAACAAAGCTAATAGCTGCAGCAATCTGTTCAGTCAATCGCTCTTGAACCTGAGGACGCTTAGCAAAGAATTCCACAATACGATTCAGCTTAGATAGACCAAGAACTTTATCTCGTGGAACATAAGCAACACAAGCCTTACCATCAATCACAACAAAGTGATGTTCACAGTTAGATTGGACGTTAATGTTTCGCTCTACAACAAAAGAACCTGCAGAGTTCTTACCCATCTTGTTTTCAATCGTAGTACACTTAGGGAACTTAGTATAATCCAATCCCCAGAAAATCTCCTTCACCCACATCTTTGCTACACGATTAGGTGTATCACATAACGAATCATCGTTGAGATCTAATCCCAATGTAGTCAATGCATCAGTCATATGCTCTTTAATCTTTGCAATCTTTTCTTCTTCACTCACATTAACAAGATCAGTCATAGGTGTTTCAAGACCAATACTTACTAAGTGATCTCGTACCTGAAGACCTAAGTCCTTATCTGATTTGTAATCAGGATGAGACATTTATTTTTCCTTCCTATAAATTGCACTATTTGCTCCATGCTCAGAACATTCTACCTGATCAACCCAGCAACGTCCACTAGTTTTTTCACGGATCAATTCGTCAGCAAAGTTAAATGCATGTTCAGCAAACTTCTCAGCGCCGACACCATCAAAGATGCGAACCTCACATAGATCTAACTCTTGCAGCTCCATAAACTTATCAAGATGTGGATCGTTTTTATCAATGGCTGTTTTATGATCAAACATATCCTCTAGCCAAGCTTTTAGAGGCTTGAGACCACCAAAGTCTACTGCCCAGTTTTTATTGTCCAACTGATCACAACCAAATGTAAACTTGAATGCAAGACTGTATCCATGCAATAGATGACAGTGTGAATGATCAGCATTAGGTTGACGAAACACAGCCGACAATCCAATATTATGACCATATGTTTTAGTACTGTAATATTTTCCCATATTATGTTCCAATCGTATTTCCCCAGATGTGCACATGCACTCTGGAGCTGTAATTATAGCCACGCTTCAATGCTTCATTAGCTGTTGCAGCTTCTGTACTATGTCCTTCCAACTCTCCTTTTTGTCCTTCCAATGTGCCACCAGCATTCATAATCCAGACAGGATATGGTACACCAACAGCACGGAAGTTAGCAACAACATCTTCTACTTCATCCCAACTCTCTTTGGTGTTATTGACAACGAACTTCAATTGACCCTTCTTACTAACATCAGCATACTGTGCTGCAACTTCAGGTTTGATCGCTTTCTCTGGCTTTTCACCTGATACACTATATAGTTTCGGTGACATAGAGAAAAATACTTCACCAGCAAAAATACCTTTGTTAGTAATCACATCAAGAAAACCATCTTTCAATCCCTGTGTACCGTTTGTTTCAAACGTAATATTAGAGAGAACATTGTGATGATTCGTTCTTAGTGATCTGATAATCTCTGCTGTACATTCCTGAGCGTGAGGCATTAGAGGCTCACCACCGGTAAAGCACATATGTACTGGCTGATGGTAAGGTCGTGTAAACTCACCATTAGGATTGTTTGGTGTACGAATAACATCTACTAGCTTGTCTGCAATCTGATCAGGTGTCTCATGATATTGCAATGACTTAAACTTCTTAGCCCAACTATATGAACTATCACAACCATAATTGAATACAGGAAGATCTGTCATCTTCTCATACTGACTAACATCTACGTCCTTGTATGGAAGATAGTGTGTGGAAGGATCCTTAGGATCGGTCTGACCAAATCCATTGCACTGTAGATTACACATAAAGTATCTCATCCAAGCTGTAGGAACACCAGTATAATGTCCCTCACCTTGAATGGAATAAAAGATTTCAGAGTAATAATACTTACGCTGCACGTTTCTGTCTCCGTAAAAACTGTTTATATTTTTTGTATGCACGTTCCTTATGGAAGCGAGTAGCACGAGTACGGAAGTCAATACCTTCCATATGATCATACTCATGTTGGAATATTCTTGCAGTATACCCATTAAATCGTGCTGTGTCAACAACTCCATCTACTGTAGTCATACGGACACGAATCTCAGTAGGACGCTTCAATGCTAACAGATATCCTGGAATTGATAAGCATCCCTCCTCTGCAACCTCATTATCATCTATGTAATTGATAATATGGGGATTGAATACTGGAATAATAGACTCCTTATTCGTAGGATTACCCATCACAAAGACACGATATGGCAAACCTACCTGATTGGCAGATAGACCAACACCTCCCAGCCTACACATAGCATCACCAAGTGCATCAATCAATTGATGAGGATCAATTTGTGGATTATTAAAGTCAAATTGCTCTGTTTGTGTATACAACAGCTTATCTGTCAATTCAAGTTTCATATCATCTCCTAGACTACAAATTTCTCAACAAGGTTCATTGCTACCGCTGTACCAGTAATCGCACTACCAATCATGATAGCACGATCCCCCCACTGAATACCAACGTAGATCCAACCAATAGAACTTATTATATATGCAACCTGACCATATGTCAAGAGGTTTGCGCTAATTAAAAACACACCACACACAGCAAGCATCATTGAAGCCCATTTCACATACCAGTCAATCGTACCAGTTGGTGTAGTAGGTTTTAGGTCTTCTACTTCTGTTTGAAGTTCCTCTAATTCTTGTTTGAGTCGCTTACGTTCTTTAGAGAGCTCCATGGCAAGTTGCCCTGCCTTAGTCATCGCACTCCCTTCTTCCTCAATATCAGTCATCTATTTTACTTTTCAACTCGTCCATCCTCAAGTCCATATAGTGACGAACCACATACAACTCTCTTAAAGATGCACCATCATTACAATTTCTAATTTTAGTTTCTACGATCATTGCTTCATATTCTAATGAATATAGAGAAGACCACTCGCTTGAATTTAACATACTACCCTCATGCTGCTATCCTACTAAAATTTCCATGCTTCTCAAATCGAATGATACTACGGAATTTGTCGATAATAACATCGCCCTTGTGACTAATAATAAACGTATTTGTGTCTGCTGTCAAGCCCTCAAGTATCTTGAAGAACTCCTCTGTGCCGTTGCCATCAAGTGAACTGTCAAACACCTCATCCATAATAAGCAGATTGGTGCTAACACTGTTACGCAACTTGGCAACTGTTCGCCATGTGAATAGCAGTGCTAAGTCAATACGCATCTTCTCGCCCTCAGAGAATGACTCATATGAAAACTCATCACGGAAGCGTGACTTGATCTTTTCATTGAAGTTTTCGTCGAGTTCAAACTGAACAAAGAATCCTAGTTGCTGAAGATAATGGTTAACTAACTTGTTCATCACAGGGACATACTGCTTGATAATCTGTGACTTGATACCACTATCACGAAGCATCTCTGACCCAACACGGAATAGAGTCTGCTCTTCACCTAGATCAGTTTTACGTACACGATAACTGTTCAATTCATTTTTAAGATCTTCAATGCTATTATCACTATTCTTGACCTCATCTACTTTAGATGATAGATCTGCAATCTCATTGTTAAGTGAAGATACAAACTCATTATATGTAAAGATATTACGATTATGATCAGAAACCTGAGTATTGATCTCAGAGATCTGTTGGTTAACTTGTAGAATTTCTTCTAGTCTGGATTCTAATTGATTACGTTTATTCTGAAGCATCTCCAATGTTTCATTTGCCTCAACAAGCTTATCATTACGGTCTTCGACAATTTGTTCTTTGAAGTGAATGGAAATATCCTGCTGACAGGTTGGACAGTTCTCGTGATCATGAAAGAACTCAATCTCTTTCGTTATCTTTTTTACTCGTCGTTGGAGCTGCTGGAGTCCTGATGCAACTTTTCCTTTTTTATCTTCAGTTTGGTCCTGATCAGAGATTCGGTCTTCCAGAGTTCCAATTTCAACTTGAAGATCTGAAAGTCTTTCGGTCTCGATATTAATCTTTCCCTCAAAGTCTGCAATTTGTTTCTTTTTTGCATCTATAGTCTTTCTATGGTTAGTTACCATAGTATTTAGATGCTTCTTTTCCATGTTGATCTTTTCATCAATCAGATCAATTTGATACTCTATCTCACGGATATCAGATTTATTCTGAGACAACCGCTCCTTCAATAGGTTATTCATAGATGAAAAGATTTGTAGATCAAGTAAGTCTTCAATCACTTCTCTGCGCTGCGCTGCTGACAATTGCATAAAGGGAACAAAGGTAGATGATCCAAGGACGACGACCTGACTGAATGACTTGTGATTCATCTTGAGAATATTCTTCTCCAGATGCTCTTGATAATCACGAACCGAGGCATTCTGACTAATCAGATTACCATTTTGATAGATTTCAAATACACCTGGCTTGATACCACGACGAATCAAAAATGAACCTCTACCAATGTCGAATTCAACCTCAACCAATAGACCCTTTTCATTAACAGAGTTAACTAGTTGAGGCTTGTTGATTTTACGGAATGGCTTACCGTATAGAACAAATGACAAAGCGTCAAGAACGGTACTCTTGCCAGCACCGTTCTCACCAATAATCAATGTTGTCTTATTTCGTAGAAAGTCAATTTCGGTAAAAGCATTGCCTGTAGACAGAATGTTTTTGTACCGAATACATTTGAATGTAATCAAAATTTACTCCAAAGTTAGAGCCTCAGTATATAGATTGTTGAATAATCCTTTGAGCTTCTTCTTACTTACCGCCGTATCAATCTGATCAACGTATCCTTCCAACATCTCCATAGTCGATTTAGCTTCATCTATTATACCATCTTCATCGTCAATGTCAAGGTTTAAAACGTCCTCAATGATTTGTAAATTCTGGACACCTGCCTTCTCAATACGATCAACAAATAAGTCAAATAGATATGGATTGGATTTGTTCTTAACAATAAGTTTGATATGCGTCCCATCGAAGATTGAGAAGTCAATATCATCGAGGTCTTCAATCTTCATGGTAGTATCATCATAGTTAAACTTATGAAACATTTGTAGAGGATTAGGAATAAACTCTAACTCTCGTGTGTTTGTATCATAGATATGAAAGCCCTTCAAATCTTCAAAGTCACTCCAGGTCATTTCATATGGACAACCAAGATATGATATATTACCCTCAGTAGAGCGATGATGGAAGTGTCCAGACATTACCTGGTCAAACTTACGAAACTCTTCACGATCAAACCCACTATCACAAAATGCACCACGGTGCATCTCAAACCCATTAAGCTCTAGATGACCCATCATAACTTGACTTTTGGTATCTTTTACTGCGTTCCAACTGTCATTCCAGTTATCAGCACAAATCCAGGGTAGCATAAGAATATCAAGCCCATCAATGTTAATCTCAGTGGGTTTGTCGATTAGATTAATCTCATACTCACTTGTACCATACAACTGATCGATGGCATTGATATCAAGTTTGTTACGAAAGTAAATGTCATGATTACCAATGATGCACCAGAACTTCATGCCACGTTCAGCAATCGGTTTGATAAGGTCTTCATGCAACTGATTAGATGACACAAAGTTAATATACTTACGACGATCAACGATATCACCTAGATGGATGATATGGTCAATCTTATTGTCATCGATATATGGAAAAAACACTTCATTCCAGAAGCGAGAGAAGAACTTAGCAAACACTTGATTGTCATTACGAGCGCCGAAGTGTGTATCGGTGACAAGTGCTACCTTCATTTATTGAACCTCTTTTCTTCGAAATCTTGAATAAACATAGATGCATTCTCTGATGCACCTTCGCTTGATTTGATTAACTCTCTATCCTCACCAGACATAACTGACTCAAGATTAAACATCTCCGTTGCTTTATACTTTGTGTACAGAGCCTTCTTCTCTTTCTCAATACGTCTTAGATAAGCATAATAGATGATTTGAGTAAAATAGGCAAATGGATTCGTAGATTTATCAGGATTAAAATTATTCACATACATAATACAATTTTCAATACCATCACCAATCATCTCTTCCTTGAAGGGATAATTAATGAAGTTTGGCTTGTTGGATAGCTTATAAGCAATACGCATGATGCAGTCACCAACATAATTTGGAACGCGAGGAGGTGAAACTCCTGCCTCTAAGGCGGCATCACGATCATCACGATATCGCAACATTTCTGCATAAAACTTTTTATTATCTACATAATGTTCTCGTTGTTGTGCTTTTCTCATAATGTCTCCTTGTTAGAAATATCATTCATAATATTATAATATCATCAATACGTCAAGGATAATTTTTATAATTTTATCGTTGACATACTGTTGACAAAGCGGTAGATTAACTATGTAGCCTGTTAATGAATAGTACCTTTGATGTTACTTAGTAATTCAGCTATAGCATTGGAGGTTGGTTTGTATTCATATTCATCTTGTACATCACCTTTATTGCGAAGCTCATCTGCCTCATCGAACGTGTCTGTTAAGTATCTTTCGTAGTACTCTTTGATATCTTCATCAACTAGACCAATGGTTACAATGTGTGTTACACCATAAAAGAAGTTGCGACTCTTTGACATTCCATTGAATATAATATTGAAGAATACTTCACTGTTCTCTGTACTACAAATAACTGGATTCTTCAATAGAATGCCATAAGATGTTGCATTCATAATTTTGCCAATAATTGTCTCACCGTTTGTTAATTGTACAATGCGGTATCTATCATTCTGTAGTGTTTCATCGGAAAATTCTTGATGATTCATATTATTTCTCCAAATCTATTTTATAAAGTTTATAGTCAAACTTCTCTTGATTGTAGATTTTAACTCGTTCGTATAAATGTTTTAGAGTGTAGTTCACGTGTTTCTTGTATTGTAAATCGTCACCGATATCAAACAAGGTACATTGATCCTTGTTATCACTGATTCTCAACCCCCGACCAATAGATTGAAGATTTCTAATTTTACTTTTAGAAGGACTGGCAAATATAATATTGTGCAAAGCTCTAATATTAATGCCAGTAGAAAAAGTACCATACGAGGCGATGATAATTGCATTCGTTTCTTTCTCTGTGATTTCCCTTACTGACTCTCTTGTCTCGCCATCAGTACCACCAAAGACAAAGAATACTTTACGGTCTTTGTTTACCTTATTATTTATAAGCTCATAAAGAACCTTTCCATGCTTCTCAACATACTGGAATAATAAGAGAGTGTTGCCCTCCAAAGACAGTGTAAGATTCTGTATAAATTTATTGCGATGGGTATTACCAACAATGAAATCCATCTCTTGTTGATATTTCAACTTTGTATGATCTTTACAGGTTTGCTCTGAATACTTTAATACAAGAATTTTAATTTTAAGATCAGCAAGTTGATTGCTTTCCATCAAGTCTTTAGTCTTAATCAAAGACTTAGTGGGACCAAACAATCCTTCAAGAACAAGTTGATGTGTTTGAGATCCATCAAGCGTACCAGTAAAGCCAAACCGATACTTAATATCTGTCATTTTTTCTAAAATAGAAGTCAAAGACTTTGCTTTGAACAGATGGGCCTCATCTCCAATAACGACGCCAAACTGGTCGTAGAACTTCCTATGCTGCTTGTATACAGACTGCCATGTAGTAATGACTATATTGCTATCTATTTTATCTTTCCACGCCTTATCAGTGTCCCCAGTGATTTTTAATACCTCAAATGGTCCTTGATTGTAATCCTCAAAGTCTTTTGCTAATTGGTGAACTAGAGAGATTGTCGGTACAATAATAAGTTTTTTATGGGGATAAAAGCGTGATAACAGGTAAATCATCAATGACTTACCAGAGCCTGTAGGAGATAACAACAAACATCTATTGTTACGTACGGCATGTACAAAGCCATTTATTTGATAATCACGAGGTGTATGTTTGGGTTTGATACTTTGTACAAACTGACCACATTCAAACACAGAAAACTCATTAGCTGTATCGATATGGTCTTGAACCTCTATACTATAATTCATTGAAGCAGCAAACTTCTTTACTTCTCCAATTAGACCTTTATATATTCGTTGTGTATTAAGATTGTATAATCTAATTTTACCATCCCATTGCCTTGCTTTGTAGGCAGGCATATACTTATAACCTGGGACAAAAAATGAAAAGTGTTCGTAAAGTTCTTGAGCAGTACTGCGTTCACAATCTACTCTAACATATACTTCACTATGTGGTTTGATGATAATATCAGCTAGCGCCGTTTGAGAATTTTCTCCACTCAATTGCGTTTCTGATGTTCCATTGTCTTCCATTAACAGCCTTCATTATTTCCTCAATCACATCAACAATCTCTTGCTGATATGATGTCCTAAGGTTCAACTCAATCATGTCGGAATCTGTGTCGACATAAGTATGTATGTCAGATTTCAGAACCGTTTTTAGATATGGCTCTCGTTTGATTTCAGCTAAGTCTTCAGGATTGTTAAGATCGCCTCGATAATACTCAGCAAGGGTCTTAGCAAGTTGTTGCTTTTTAATTGTAAGACGACGCAACTTCTGTCGTTCTTTTGTAAGGATACTAAGCCACTTTGCATGAAGATTTGGTATCTTTAAACTTTCAGTATCTAAATCTACATTATCTATCTTCACATCTTCAGACCATAGGTCCATAATATTTTCAATATTCATCGTTTTCTAGTATTCCTTTTGTCATCATCACGCTTATCTTCATCTTCTTGTCGCCTTTGTTCATTTATTTGTTCTACCTTCATTCCAAAATACATACCTAACCCATACGAAATTATAATCAATAGTGCTGACCAAAGTATACTTATTAGCATTTAATACTCCTATACAGACTCGATGACATAATCCCTATATCTAAATGTTGCTGTAGCTTCTAGGTAGTCAATATCTGATGCGTTAGTACTGAACTGTAACTCAGAAATAGACTCTGGAAACATACCTCTGAACTTAACTCGAAGATTAGGATTATACTTACTACTTAAAATAATAAGAGTGCCATCGGATAAGTTATTTTGATTAATACTAGCATTCTGAAATCTTCTATACTGATCAGGAGATTCTGGTGAACCAAGACCAACAAGCCAGTTATACAACTCCAAAAAATTTTTCATATCTTCATCTACTTTAAATGTAACTGAAAATGGAGAAAAAGTCAACTTTTCTCCTGGCAATGGATAATCGATAACGGGTGTAGGTATAGTAGGTGCTCCAGATAATGTAATCCCTGGCAATCCTACGCCTTGTGAAAAGTATGTAACAGTAGGCAAACGATCTAGAACTAATCTAAATCCAGTTTGACCTAGCATATTTTTATTAGTTGGTTCAGCCATAATTACCTCCTGACATACTATTTATACAAAAAAGAGGGGAGCCGAAGCCCCCCTCTAGTTCTTGTTGGGTTATCCCCAATCTTATGATTACATAAGGTTGCTGACACCGACCAAGCGATAGTAGATGTTCTTCTTAGCGAAGGCAATTGCACCATCAGCAGCTGTTGTTGCGAATGGATTAGCAACCATACCATAACGAGTCTTGAACCCGATTTTTGGCTGGAAGGTGTTCTCGCCAACGGCACGAACCATTTGTAGTGGAACGTATGGGCAGTAGAATAGACCGGCATCAAAAGCACTTGAGCCTTTGTAACCTAGTGTAAAGTACTGCTTGCCTGAAGCTGATGAGAAGTATGGGTCGATATAAACACGGATGCGACCGTTTAGGACACCAGCGAAGGTGTTACCTGTGTCATCAACATTTAGGTTGTTGCTAAGAGCAGGTGTGTAATCTAGAACACCGGCCATTTGTAAGGCTGAAGCAACGTCTGAAGAACAGATCATTACGTTACCCTTACCACGACGGGTTGCTTTAGCAATGGCATTTGCTTCACGCTCGATCTGGAAGATCATGCCTTTGAAACGCTCAACACTCCAACGACCGTTGGCATCGACATCAAGGTCGAAAGTACCAGAAGTTGTTACGTTGTCTTGTGCACCAGCAGTAGCGGTGTAGTTAACTGTACGAACAACTTCACGGTTGATTTCAGCAAGAATCTCTGCTGATAGAATGTTTGCTAGTTCTGTTTCAGCGTCAAGACCGTGGATTGCTTTAAGGTCTTGTGCTAGTTCCATTGTGTACTCAGCTTTTAGAGCACGTGAAACTGCTGTAACAGAAACTTTCTCAACACTGAATGCCATCTCTTGGAAATGGTTGTCAGCGCCATCGCCGAGTGCTTCACCAAATGCTGTAGTCATACCAGTACCAACGGTATAACCTGAACCAGATGCACGTGCAGTTGGATCATTACCAGCCTGAGCAGCAGAACCATCGATAACTGTCTGGGAAGCAGTGTTACCAGCAGCAGATGATGAGAAGGTTGTTGGTGCTTCGTTGAATAAAGCTTCGTCGCCACCCTGTGAGGTGAAGTTTGAACGCATAGCAAAGATAAGACCTGTTGGACCAGTCATTGGCTGGACACCGGCAATATCATATGCGATCATGTTTGGCATTGACCGACGAACAAGTGAGATAAGTACTGGATCGAAGATATCGATGTTACCATCACTAGCAACAGATGAAGATGCACCCATTGCGTTAGCAGGTGCTGCTTCACCCAATAGTGAAGGCATGTGATAACCACCAGAACCCATGGCAGCTTCTTTAGCAGCCTTTTCCTGGTTTTCTAGTAGAGTGGCAGTTACAGAACGACGATGAACATCTTTGATCTCTGGAAGATCGGCATGTTCAAGAACTGGTTGCCACTTGTTGATTAAACTTTCGGAAAGCATAGATTTTACTCCTTAGTTGGTGTAGTTACTTTTTTATTTATAATAATATTATTTCTTGACAGTTCTAGAAATTGCGCTCATATACTGTGCCATTTCACCAGTTACTTTTGCTGGGGTAGCTTCTTCTTCAAGAGGCTCGTCCTCATCAAAAATAGTTTCATTCTTTACTTCTTCTTCAATACTTGAATCAAAGTATGTGTCTTTGATCATTTCCAACTTCTCTTTGAAGTCTTCTTCTGAAACAAAGTCAACGCCTTCAGCAAGACCTTTTAGCTTCTCTTCTTGAGCAACTGTTAGACCTTCTGAAACTTCGCCAATAACTGAACCACGATGAAGTGTTTCAACTTCCTGAGAAAGTTCGATATTCTTCTGTAGTTCTTTATTGAGTTCTTCTTCCAGGGAATCAACCTTATCTGATAGATCACTAAGAACGTCAACTTTTTCTTCTGGCATTTCGATATAGCTTTGTTCAAATAGTGACTTTAGACCACCAATGAACTCTTCAGCGATTTCGGTACGAATACCATTTTCAACTGCTAGACGGTTGTTATCCATCCACTGTTCAACTACATAGTCGAGATAACTGTCTAATTTCTCAACCATTTCTTCTTTGAGTTCATCTTCCTCAAAGGTTTTTGCAGTATCAACAGCTTCGATCATATCACCCATTGTTTCATTGATCTTGGAAACAACAGCAGCTTCAAAGATAGTAGTTGCTTTTTCTTTAAACTCTTCTGATAACTCTTCGTCACCAAATAGAGCAGCAACATCATCGGAAAGATCAATATCTTCCTTTGTTACCTTTTTCTTAGGCATACCCTCTTTATCTTTGTGCATGCCTTCTTCTTGATCTTCTTCCTCTTCATCACCATGCATACTATCCATCATGGATTGATAAGCAGCTTGAAGATCGGATTTCTTCATTTCGCCATAATTTTTCATCATGGCGTTAAGCATACCCATTTTAGTATGAGGTGCTTTGTCGCCTTGTTTCTTGTCGCCAGGACGTGACTTAACAGCTCCACCAACAGCGTCTGCTTCGTTGATTTCAGCGTCGGTCACTACTTCTTCCTGGACATCAGCGTCTTCAAGGACTTCTTGATTTTCATCTGACATAATACGCTCCTTTGCAGTGAGTTATATTTTATTTATAATTTATATTTATTAACCAAAATATTAAAGTCTTTTAATGAAGTTCTCGAACATTTTCAACTTGACACGCTCTAAATCAGCACTTGATGTTGAACGAATCTCTTGTTGTGCTTGCTCAACAAACTGCTCTACCCATTTACCACCTTCATATACCCATTCAACACCTTCCATAATACCTTCTACGAAAGCATCGGGTGCTGAGGGGTCTGCGACAATATCAGCAGCAGTGGCAAGATAGAAATCACTTTGTACTTCATTTACGCCGTTCTTAGCTTTAAGACTACCCATACCTCTTGAAGATACACCTAGAGATGCACCCTCTTTAATAAGGTTTTTAACAATTGTACCATAAGGTGAATCCATAATTTTGGCTTTACCCATAAAATTATCACCATCTCTTTTCAATTCTTTAATCATATGTGATACACGCTCAAGATTAATTGTTGGACCTTGAGGATGTCCTAGTTCACCGAAAGCACGATTCTTCTCAACATATTCTTTATTGTAACGAGCAACTTCACGCTCTAAAACTTCTGTTGGATATACACGTCCATTACGATTCTTTTGATTTGCTTGCATGAAGACACCCTCGATGTAGAATTCTTTTTCTCCATCAGCGTTTGCTTCAGCAATATATTCGATTGTCTCGTGGACTTCGGTGATTAACTTCATCTTACTCTCCTGAGACTTTATGTACTTTGAATGTGATAACTCCTGTACCACTTAATGTCAAATCAAGGTTAGCGGCTAATTCAAATGAATTTTGCTCTAAACGTATGCCACTTGCTTGATAGTCATGATAACCTGAACCTGAGAATACTGCGACAGTGTTGGCACCACGCTTGACTGTCCATGAGCCTGCACTAGATACTGACCACATTACTTCTGAGATTGCCATTGATTCTACAGACTCACCGATTGTATTAGCACCAGCAAGACCATTAGAAGTATTAAGTTTTAGACCAGATGTAGAATTAGCACGGAATACAACGTATCCCGCTGGTTTCTTATGATTTACTGTAATAGGCATTATCCAGTCCTCTTAGCGAACGTAAGCATTGATTTATAGGACTTCTGATCTTTCATCATCTCAGATTCCATACGCTTACGATTTTCTGGATTCAACTCTTTGAGAACATCATTGAACATTTTTGCTTCATCTGGACTGACTTTGACTGACTTACCGTCTTTCAACTTCATCATGCCAGCCTTGACTGACTCATCAAGTTCGACTTCTTCTTTGACAGTCTCTACTTTCATATCACCCTGTGACTTATCACCTTTGCGAGTAGGGGTCTTACCAATCTTATCACGGAACTGAGCAAATTTAGCATCACCTGTCGTGCCTTGCTTAACAGGCTTGTCTTCACCATCAGCACCTTCAGATTCTGCATCTTTATGATCTACGTGCTTTTTGTCAGACTTAAACTGCGCATTATCAGCAACTGGATGAGCAATTTCTACTGCTTTATGAAGATCGACAAATTCGATTTCACCATCAGCTGTGGGCGCTAATTCTGTCTCTTCACCTTCTGGCTCAATGACGTATTCAGAAGCAGCCGCCTCATTAATTGATCTAATTTTTTTAAAACTGTTCATCGTTTGTCTCTTCTGGTGTTACCTCTGTCTCTTGAGGACTGAATAAAGTTGCCGCAATGGATTGCTTTTCTACATCAATTCTATCATTAGCTTTTTGCAACAAGATATCTGCTACTGTTTCACGAAATTTTGTTGCGTCATTAGTACCAATATAATCAACAGCGTCTGATAATTTTGCTTCAATATCCATTTTATAGTTCTCCTCCGTGTTTATTTATAATAATTATTATATGAAAAATGGTAGTTTGTAATCTACACCACCCACGTTTATCACCAAATGACCGTCTGGATTCGCTATCAACGAATCTCCCGTTGTCAATGAACCTAATGATTGTGAATTTAAAACTGCTGTGTTACCTGAATAAGCAGTAATATCACCCGACGAAACTTCAGCAGAAGTATTAGCTACTGCAGACATATATGGAAGTTTATAGTCTACCCCATTAATATTCATTACAATGTGACCAATAGGATTAGCTACAACTGCATCATCTGGAGAGAGACTCCCCAAACTTTCTACAATACCGGCGCTGGCTGTATTGCCGCTGGCTACGGTAGTTGTATATGTACTGCTACTGGCAAGAGTGCTAAATGAAAGGTTACCGTTACCATCAGTCTTTAAGACTTGGCCAGTAGAACCATCAGCATGTGGGAAAGAGTAAGCGCTATTTACAGACAGTGTAGAAGGATTAGATCCAATTTCTAGAATTGCTGTAGCGTTAGATGTGTATAGTCTTTTATCAGGTATATTTAAGGCTAATTCACCAGTCGACAAATTTCCGGTAGTAGGTTCATTACCGGACACACTTGTCCGTTTAATCTTAATAACAGATGCCATAATAATAACTCCTATGTAGGAATAGAGAAGAGTGGGGGATCAAATCCCCCACCTCCCATATTAAAGTCTATATAGACTTTGCTCAATATTTATTTATAATATTAGAAAGAGCCACCGTCTCGTGTACCAAATGCAGATGCAATATAAGCATTGGTATTTGCAAGTGCAGAATTAAAAGCTGCAGGCTCAAGTTTTTGATTCCATACAGTTCCGCCAACGAAAGCCGTAGCGTTAGCATAGTAATTAACAGATGTAACAACAGTTTGAGTTAATTGTCTTTCCCCAAACTCACCTGTCGTTTTTCCTAATCTATTAGAATTAGGATCACGGAAAGCAAAAGTAGTAGATGAGTTGGCATTGAATAACTGTTCATCTTTGATGTTAATTGCCAACTCACCTTCTACTAGTGAAGGAGTAGCACCTGCTGTATTGGATCTTTTTAGTTTAAGAATAGATGCCATTTTTATCTCCTATATTAGTATGAACCACCGTCAGCTAACGCAGCTTCAGCAGCAATGTAAGCATTGGTGTTAGCAAGAGCAGCATTATGTACACTAATATCTACTTTTTGAGATAAAAGGCTATTGTCCACAACAGAGTTAGCAAAAGCACTAATACTTGTAATAACTGTATCACTTGGAGTTAAATCTTCAACAGCTTTTTCAGTAACAGATACAGCTTTCACACCATCAGTGTGAACTTGGAAAACAGCAGTACTATTTGCTGAATATAATTTTTGATCTTGTGTGTTAAGAGCCAATTCACCTTCTGCAATATCAGAAAGCGAAGGAATAGCACCAGCAGTACTCGATCTTTTTAGTTTAATAATAGATGCCATATTTTAACTCCTTTCTTTTCTTTAGTAGGTGTTGGGAGAGCCGAAGCCCTCCCAACGTTTTATCTACCTAGATTAGAAAGAACCGCCATCTACGATTGCATCTAACTGAGCAAGTGCATAACCTGTAGCACTTACATCAACTGTTGTTGTTGGTGCTGCTTCAGAGTCTTTGAACAACTTGAAGACACCGTCTGTGGCATCACGGAACAAACCAGCATAGTTGGTTGTACCGCTATTGTCATAGAGAGCAAAGAAACCAGTGTCAACAACGTCTGAGATAGTGTTGTTAGCAGCAAGTTTCATTAATGGATCATTGACTTCGATGTTAGTTGTTGAGATGTATGTTACATCACCTTCAACTGTCAAGTTACCACTAATTGTTGTGTTACCAGCAACTTGTAAGTTTGTGCTGATAGATGCACGACCTGTGTGATTAAAGTGACCAGTTGATGCTGGATCAGCAACAGTTAGATAGCTACCTGAGAGTGATGTGCTTAGACCATCAATAGCTGAGTTGGTGTTTGCAAGAGCAGCTTTATGGTAATCGTCAACATTACTGATTACACCACGGATTGCAGTGTTAGTATTAGTCAAGTTTGTATTAACAAGAGTAATACGAGCAGCTTCGTCGCTGATATCACTTGCATTAGTAGCAATATCAGTAGCATTTGTTGAGATCAATGTGCGCAATGCTGTATTAGTTCCAGTCAAATTAGTGTTGACAAGACCAATACGAGTAGCTTCGCTGGTGATATCACTTGCATTTGTTGAAATCAATGTGCGCAATGCAGTATTAGTATCAGTCAAGTTTGAGTTGACAAGGGTAATACGAGCAGCTTCGTCGCTGACCAAACCGCGGATTGCAGTGTTGGTTTGCTGAACGTCGTCAAGAGCTTGTGTACCAGAGCCAGTTGCAGAAGTGATCAAGGAACGTAAAGCAGTATTAGTTTCAGTCAAATTAGTGTTGACAAGATTAATACGAGCTGTTTGTGTTGAGATATCACTAGCATTAGTAGAAATATCAGTAGCATTTGTTGAGATCAATGCACGCAATGCTGTATTAGTTTCGGTCAAATTAGTATTGACAAGACCGATACGAGCTGTTTGCGTTGTGATATCACTAGCATTTGTTGAGATCAAGGTACGTAAAGCTGTATTAGTTCCAGTCAAATTAGTGTTGACAAGACCAATACGAGTAGCTTGTGCAGCAATAGATGCGTTTGTATTACCTAGGGCTGCTTCACCGATACGGACAACTGCACCACCAGATTGCTTAGAATAGATTACGCGGTCTGCAAGGTTAATCGCAACCTCACCTACCTCTAGGTCACCAGCCGCTGGAACTGCACCGCCAGTACTGGACCGTTTAAGTTTAATTACTGAAGACATCTTTAAAATTCTCCTATAGGATATTTAAAATTTATTTGACTTTAGGTTTAGGTGGAAGTCCACCTCGGATAACATGTTTCCCTGATGGGTCTATTTTTGGTTTATCCTCTTTGATTGAATGAGGATAAACCTCATCATTAATATTTTCAACCGGACTCATATCGTATAATTCACCATCATATTCACTTTTACTGCCAAAAAAGCCGCCGATTATATCCGTAAAGCCCTTAGGCTTACTTGACTTCTTTGCAATTCTTGATTCGAGGAATTCTGTATTATCCTCGTTCTGCTTATTTAGTTTTTCTAATTCCTTCACTCTCTCATTTAGATAGGCATTTTGCGATTCTAATATTAAATTTTTTTTAAGTAAGTCATTGATATATTCTTGTTGCTTATCAATATACTTATTAATAACTTCTAACTTCTTGTCATCCATTTTATCAAAACTCTCCGCCGTCTAATGAACCTACTGTGACCTCCGCAAAAACAGGTACATTATTTGCTATCTGTAGTACATGAGTATTAGCACCTGTAGCAAATCCCATTGTTGTTGTATTAGCACCATACAGTACAGCGTTTTCAGTAAGAGATGAAACTCCTGTACCACCTTGCTCTACACCAAGAACGGTTGATAGAATAAGATTGGTGATTGAAGTGTTACCAGTAAATGTTTGGTTAAAGTTATTAGCAGCCCCGCCGCCAACACCAAAAGAGCCAGTATACCTAGCCCCACTAATATATACTGATTTACCAGTGAAGTCAATACCATTTGGTAAATTATCACCAATAAAATGTAGGACACCACTCTGATAATCAAAGAACCATTCGTCATTGTTGCCAGAGCCAACACCAAAAACTTGATCACCACCACTTGCACCACTTGCATCACTACTGGTATGTATATAAACTTTCACACCATATGTTGCACCGATCTCTGTAGGAATCCAGTCTGTTGAACCAGTTTTCCATGTTCTGTTCGCTGTTGCTGTACCATCAGCAGTACACTCAACTGGAGCAGATGTTGGATATACTGTGACGACACCAGACGATGATCCTGGCATGACTGAAGGAATAGAACCAGAGTTTTTCCAAACACGGTCACCACGAAGCAGCAATGGGCTTGCGATTGATTCGTTTGGTGCTTTCTTGTTAGCATTCGTATCTGTCTTTGCTAGACCATATCCAATCTTTTTGAATAGGTAGTCTAACTTTTGTGCGTCGGAGATGGCCATTTAACTTGCGACTCCTACGCTTAGTGCTGTTACTGATTCACCGCTCGCTAGAGCAATTCTAACCAAGACCACGTTACCTGTAGAATTGGACATGTTTTCGCTTCCTAGTGTTAGGGTAAACGACCCGCTTAGACTTGTACCTGTTGAGATTCTATCACCTGGAGTAAATGCACAACCATCAGAACCGTTACCGCCATTCCCTGTATCACTACCAGGAACACCTGCACCAGCATATGTGGCGCTTGTATCCAACCAACCGTTTAGTCCACTTGAAGTATCTGTGCCAGAACCAGGAGCAGCAATCCAACAACCTGAGATACCAGATGTACTGGTAATGCTTAGATCGAAGTTAGCAACCGCAACTCTACGGAAGGCAAACGTAAAATATTGTGTGCCAGTGTCACCACTACGATCTGGACCAACAGGTAGATATCCAGAACTATAGTTGGTAACGTCGTGTTTTAATACACCCAAACGAATCGTTGCTTCTTTTGTACCAGATACACCTGGATCACTCGATTCGCTGTATAGACTGTTTGTGTAGAAGTTTGTTGAACCGGTGAAAGATGGTGTGTCTGTTGTATCACCACTGAAGTTAAATACACGAACACCATCATCGTCATGTGTTGACCCTAGCGAATCAGCAACAGGAATAGCCTGCTCAATAATACCAGATTGCCCGGCGGTATGTACCTGAATCTTGCCTGGGATTGAAGTGTAGGAACTTGTGCCATTGACGTTCTTTACTCTTATCTTAGCGGTGTCAATGGTTCTTACACTTGAACTTGTAAGTGGAATAGTGAGCGCACCAATTGCATAAGCAGAACCAACACCTGTGTTGACGATTGGAGTTCCACTTGATAGCATTGATGATGCACCATCGATATCTGAGTAAGAATAATCTTGGCTACTAAATGCAGAAGATGATGTGCCTTCTTCATTAGTATCAGTATCGATTTCTACAATATTTGATTGGTTAGTGTAGGCTTGACCAACAAGATCATTTACCGTTGCTCCAGACAAGGTAAGTGTTGGTGAACCCGTGTTGTAATAAGGAATACCGGAGATATATCGTTTGCTACCACCAGTACCTTCAGCAAGTGTGCCGGCAGCTGCAAATGAAGCAGTAGCAGTCAAGTTATCCTTTAGAATAGAAACATAGTTTGTATCACCAGTTGCTGTATGACGTAATCTAAAGTCACTCACACCAGTGCTTAAACCAGAGAGTGCTTTGCTGATATTTGCACTGAACACCTGATAGAAGTTTGAAGGATAACTACCATCCACTGAATGATAATCTACTTGACTTGAAACGACAAGACTCGTAAATGTACCTGTTTCACCACTTGTTGTGCTGAATGCCTTTACACCATCATCGCTTCCATTAACACTCGCTGAAACGGTGCCTGAAGCGCCGTTATAAGCGTTTGTGGCGGTGCTAGTAGAAAATGTACCACTAGTATACCGTCTTGCTGTTGTAGTATTCAAATCAGCACCAGCAGACAATGGATTAGTCGAACTGTTGTCTGAGAAACCAGAAGCAAGTCTTGGATATGAACCGACAGAACTTGTACTCAAAGTGATAGATTTTGTGCTGAGATTAGCAGGTGCAGATGGAACTGCTTTCAAAGCAAACGTGACTGTCTCTGTATCAGTCTGATATGTAAGGTCTGGTGTGCCATTAGCAGTAAGAACGACAGCATAGTTGCCTGTGCTTTCACCAGCATAATCATGGTCGATTGTTGCACCGATTGTACCAGGAGATGAACCATCTTCACTGATAGCAGCATTTACATCACCATCACCCCACGCATAACCATACAAGTCACCGTTCTGTGAAGTATTGGTCATTCTAACTAACGCACGATTGGCACCAGTCAAGTCAGTGAAGTCATAGATTGATAGGGTGTTGTCGCCACTGGCATCAGATGTTGTGACTGCTGTACCTGATAGATTTGCTCTTACATCTGGCTCAACGTGAACTGTGAATGACGTGCTGGTAAATGGACTTGACGCATGATCGCTTGTGACCTGTAGAGTACCAGTGTAATCTTGTGGTGTGCCTGCTGCCTGATCTGAACCAGATAACGTATAAGTGTGTGCAATCGTTCCACCAGTATCACCATCAGCACCTGAACCAACATTAACGGTCTGTGTGTTACCATCACCGAATGTGTATAGGTATTGAATACCGAACGCTGCGTGTGAACCAATCGTATTCTCTGTGGTATTGGTAAACGTGACAGCGTGACCTGAACTGCTTTCTTCATTGATACCAGTATTACTACTGAGCGTAACGCTTGGTGTATGTGTATCATAAATCTTAAATGTGCTAGTCGTATTCGCTGGAATAACTGATGGGTCGGCAGTGTTGTGAGAGTCAAGTGTTAGTTTTACAACACGAGACATTTCAGACTCTGTGTTAGCAGCAAATATATGAGAGATACGAGAGCCAGCTGAACCACCTGCATCTGAGTTGTTGGTGACTACATCGTCTGATGAACCATCACCCCAATCCCATGTGAACTGGATAGTTGCGCTTCCGATATTTGTTGTGGTGTTCTCAAAGTATACTGTTGCACCATCGTCCCACTGCGTGATTGATGAACCACCAGATGCTGCAGCATAAGCAGCAAATCCGACAACAGGATTAGCAGTGGAAATTACAATATAATCAGTACGAGTAGAAGATGCTGAACTACCCTCACCAGAACCACTAGTGTTACTAGCAGTGACCTGAACTGTAAATGGTGAATCTGTATTTGTGCTGTATGTATGACTTGGAGTTGTGCTTGACGTAGTTGTGTTACCTGTGCCATCACCCCAATTGATTACATACTGGTTAGCATTACCAACAGCAGTGATCGTAAGCTGTACGGTTAGACCAGCACCACCAGATGTTTGGTCTGCAACGAAAGAAACTGACTTGACGAAGGTATCATTTCGAACGTTTTCGATGACTTCGTTTAGAATATCAATGGCATCAGTAGCTTTAGTTTCTGAGGTAAAACTTTGATATGCCCCGTCTGTGGTTAAACTCCCATCAGTTGGAGTCCCTAGAGGAAGTTCCATACCAGTATTAGCACCGCCACCAGCAGCACCTAATTCGTCATAGCGAGCAAGACGAACACCACCATTCGATGATCCGTCATGTACACGAATCGTCGTATGAGTAGTATCCATTGTGACTTCACCAAGGGCACCAGCAAACGTCGAATGCTGATTCGCCGTGCCCCTCCGTAATTTCATTTGTGTTGCCATAGCCTAAACTCTTTTTCTTTTTTATTTTATATATTTATAAAGATGAATTATACGTTACGCCCACTGATATCACCAAAGTCTCTTGTTTCTTCAACGCTATCGGTTAGACTTCCAAAGTCGTTTGATATGAAACCATTATCAATTTGAGGTACAGCCAATATCATTAGTTTATTATTACTGTAAGATAGTTGAATATTACTACCACCTATGATACCATTTAGAATACCTTCATTTGTAATTCTATTGTTTGTATTAGCAATAAATGACTGTAGATATGTATTAGATACACCGCCTGTACCAGCAATCGCATTATCAATACGGGTGTTAGTATTTGCTAACTGACTTGCGATATATTGATTTGTGTTGGCTACAAATGATTGGAACTGAGCATTTGAAACTTCACCAGTACCGAGTCCTTCAAATCTTGCATTTGTATTAGCAATATACAATTGTAGATATGTATTCGATACATCGCCACTTCCACCTCCACCACTTTCTAATGTGACGACTCGCGAGGTTAAATTTGCGAAACGAGCATTAGTGTTAGCGAGTGCTGCACGTTCCGTAGATTGAACAGAAGCAATATAAGCATTAGTATTTGCTAAGTCACTAGCCCTTTGTACATCTACCGCTGTAATGCGAGCATTAGTGTTAGCTAAGTCACTAGCCCTCTGTACATCGACAGCAGTAATGCGAGTGTTAGTATTTGCTAAGAAACTGGCATCATTTGCTAATGCTTGTGATAGTTCTTGTAGTGTATCAAGCGTTGAGTGTGCATTACCAATAAGATTATCAAATCGTTGATTTGTATTCGAAACAAAAGATTGGAATTCGGTGTTTGTTACAAGAGAATCAGCAACGAATGAAGTATTACTATCTCCTGCACTATTTGTCTGAAAACCCAAAGTAAGTTTTACAGCAGTACCATTCGCAGTTGCTGATGTGCTTAATGAGGTGTTACCCATAAAGATAGTATTACTGGATAAGTAAACACTACCAAAACGTCTTTCATTAGAACCAATATTGAATGTGTTGTTAGCGGCAGGAATAATGTGCTGTGTCTGTATCGTCGTGGTAAAGTTGTTACCATAGAAGTCACGAGATACGAATTTGTTCTGTGTTGAATCGTATACTAGAGTTTTGTTGTTCGCTGCTGTAAAGTCAACGTCATCCAAACCGAGAAGACGCACTTCACCACCACCGCTGCTACCACCACCGTTAAGTGCTGCCATAGCAAGTCGTGTGACTTGTGCGCTAATCTGCTGCTTGAAACCTGAGAGATCTTCCTTTAGTTTATCTTCTAAAGGTTTTAGATCAGAAGGTCTACCATCACGCCCCGCTGGACCGGTTGGTCCTTCTGGTCCTTGTGGTCCGGCTTCGCCTCGTGGACCGACGAGACCACGTTCGCCCCGTTTTCCTTGCGGTCCTTGCTCACCTTTTTCACCGGCTGGACCTTGTATGCCAGCTGGGCCCTGTTGACCATCTCTACCACGTGGACCTCTTTCACCCTGTTCTACAATAATAAGTTTGGGCTTCTCGCCGTCTTCAGTTACAAAATTTATCTTTTTTAAAGATTTTCGGATTTCACTTTTGGCGAGTTCGAGAGCAGCATTAAGTAATTTTGCCTTCTCTAATTCGTTCATTTAATCCTCGTAATCGTCTGTGCCTAGATTCTCTAGTAGATTACTCATCTTTGCTATTAGTTTCCGATCCTCTTCATTCATTTCAACTGGTTCAAAGTTATCTTCTTCTGCTTCTATTTCAGGTCCATCACTTGTGTCAATATCATCAAAGTCATGTATTGGACTATCTTCATCAGACTCTTCTTTTTTGATTTGTTTGTCCATGTCGCGAATTTCTTCTTCGGACATTTGAAGAATGTTTTTACGAACCCAATTAACAGAATAGAATTTACCAATGTATTCATCCATTTCAGTTAACAGACGAAGACGTTCAGTAAGTACTTCTGCATTTTTTAGTTCTGTAAAGTAATTGTCATGTGGAAAGTCATAATATAAATCTTCACGTAACTCTTTCCATTGCTTACGGTTGATAACCCCCTTGAGAACTAATTGAATCTCAAGGAGGTTATCGAACAAGTGGGTAAATCTAGCACGAAGTCTTTCAATAAACCGTGTAAACTTTAGCTCGTCCCGTGTAACCTCACTTGATCGTCCGAGGTTGAATTGTCCTTCCGACTCCATTCGTGTAATGGGGACATTCAAAGACTTGTAAAGTTTGCGACGGAAATAATCAACGTCATCCATCTCACCCAAGTTCTGACCACCTGGAAGCGTTGTGATTTCTGTTCCCCTACCACCTTCTCTGCGTGGGAGCCAAAAGTCTTCCATCATGGTCATAAATTTACGATCATCACGGACTTCACCGCTAGACGCATCGTATACCAATTTATTCTTATGCTTTGCCATCATGTCAGCAAGATATTGCTCTGCTTTCATCTTAGGCAAGTTACCAACGTCAATATAGAAGATCCGGCGCTCTGGCGCACGAGACAATCTATAAATGACAGTGGCATCTTCCAGTGTGCGAAGTTGATTTAAAGGTTTGATTGCTTTATGTAAGTAACCCAATACCATTTTGTTGTTAGAATCTAAAAGACCGCTTGTTACATGACAAATAGAATCTTTAGAAATTTTTACAGCGGATTGATTACTCTGAGCAGTAATACCTCTGGGATGATAAATGTAGTATTCTTGATATCCCTTTTCAATCTTTGTATTAGTTCGCCTGTCTAATTCAGACATCTTCTCACGAACCTTTTTGATCTTACGAGGATCAATCTTTCTGAGCTCTTTGATTCCATCTCGTGGCTTTTTCTCATCAATCATAATGTGATAGTATAAGCGACCATCGATATACCATTGCCGGAAAATATCATAAGCTACAGCATTAAACTCTAATAGCTTACATACATTACTAAATTCTTCTCGAATTCTGTCTTTTAGAGCTTTTGGTTGATCAATATCATCAAGAACAATATTTACGGGAGCTGAGCTTGTTACAACAATAGCTTCGTTTACAATATCTTCTACAGCTGTATCACACTCAGGTTGCATAGCCATCTCACGATAACGTGTAACTAACTCACCTTCTGATTTTGCAGAGCCTTCTAAATCTACATAGGTGCCATATGAGCCACCAGCGGCAACCTCCATAGCACCATCTTCTTGAACAGGGGGAGCAAAGGACTTAATTGTCTCCTGTTGCTTCTCTTCGCCCTTTTTAGAAATTTCAAATCCAAATAGTTGTACTGCCATTATCTTACTTCCTAATATAAAAAGTTTACAATCTATTTATGCAAATAAAAAACGGGAGCCGAAGCTCCCGTTTTCTAAAATTATATGTTTATTAATTAACCGAAAAGAGCATTGGTAACCTGACCAACAACACCTTCTCCAGCTTCCCAATAATCGTATGCAAATGTTACACCAAATTCTTCAACTGCATCATTTGTACCCCAATCCAACTCGATAGCATCGATAGAGATTGGAAAAATACCAACAAATTTGTATGAACGAATAGGTAGACCAGTTTTAGAAAACTGAGTTACTGTTGCATTCGATTTGTATTGTGCTGTTGTAGCTAATGTAGGTGAACGTAGATTGCTTTCAAGACCATTGATAGCGTTTGACCAACGCTCTAAACCATCTCGTACTAGAAAGTCTTCGTCGTTGAGAACAGTAACTGACCAATCTTCGAAAGTTCTGTTGCCAGCAAGTTTGACTTCACGACCAAAGTAATTAACAACAGCTGTACCCAAAGTAGCAGCAGGGATCTGAGCTGTTTTAATCATGAAAGATGATTTAAGAAAAGCACCACGGTCAACTGGATTATCGATGGTTACCTGGAACAAATTATTTCGAGCGCCGCCGAAAGTTAATTGTCCTTGGAACCCTGTGATATTAAATGCCATTTGATTGACTCCTTATCTTTTTATTATTTATATTAAACCTGGCCGACAACTTCACTAAAATCGACACCAGTTCTAACTGCGACGAAGTTTAGCTGAATAAAGTTGACTGAACGGGCTGGTTTGATAAAGATGTCACCAATGAACTCATTACGGTCAATGATCTCTGCTGTATTGTTTGACTCATCGCAAACAACACGAAAATCAGTGATACCACGACGACCTTGAACATCCCGTAGGAATGGCTCAACTAGGTTGACGAAGTTAGCACGAGTGAATTCATCGTTGAACTCAAACAAGGTAAACTTGGAAGCTGTAGAAATTGACTTCTCAAGAACAATGAAGAGTCTACGGACATTGATTCGATCAAAGGCGCTTGGTTTGGCAAGAAGTGTCTTATCACCAAATAGAACTGTACCTTGACCTGGGAATGATACGACTGGGTTGACACCAGCCTTATAAAGAACATCACGCTCTGCTTTATTTGGATTGAAAGCAAGTTTGATAACATTCTTGATATTACCACGGTTGAAACCAGCAGGTGAATACCATGGGTCACGCTGTTGATCAGTGCGAACCATTGTACCGGCTGTGTCACCGTTTAGTGGTACATAACGGTATACATCGTTGAACTTATCATATTGATATTTCCAACCACTATCCATTACACCATATGAAGATGATGGTAGTAAGTTACGGAAAGCAACAATGTCTTCTGCTTGCTTACCAGAGTATGTGGCGTTGTCAACAACATCAGCACGCTCTGGGGATAGGATAGCAATACAATCCAACCGCTTCTCAGCAATGTTATTGATTAGATGAACTGCACGGGTTTGGTTAGCACCAGCTCCGAGAATGAATGAAATATCTACTTCATCAGGGTTGCTGAACTTTTCATAACCGTCGATATAAGCAGCATCACTAGGTGATTGACCGTCGCGACCATTTACCATTGATACGCTTTGTGGGATTGTCCCACCAGTAAATGCTGTTGTTGCTTTGCTACCTGCATTGGTGTTGTTTGAGTTATGACCAGCCCACCAGATGTAGTTAGAACGATTATTAACAACATTTACATAGTAGTTTGAATTACCTTCTGGTGTCTTAGCATCAGATGCCATTGAGACAGAAGCATGGCGTTCAATGACTTGATTCTTAACACCAGTCCATTCGCCATCTTCATCGATAATGGCAATATGCATTTCATCACCTGAACCACCAGCTGTTGTAGCAAATGTTGAAGTGCCTGGAGCAGCATCAAACAAGTTAAAGTGTTCCCAACGACGATTGACAGCAGCAGATTGAACTTTGGTGCTGTCATCTGCTGTACCAAGTTGTTGACGAGTTGGTGCGGTCTCTAGTGTGATTGAACCATTAACAACAGCAGAGATTTTTAGATCACCACCAATATTGATAGTTGATGTTTGAAGTGAAATTCTATCACCAACAGTAACAGCAGTTGACAAGTCGATGTTTGGACCCGTAGTCAAATCTGATGAAGTATTGGCACCTTTGGTTAGAACTGTTGTGCTACCAGCAGTGAAGACTAGGTTGGCAGATAGAGTTGACTCGAATGCACTTGCTGAAGCACAAACAGAAACCTCTAGTGAGTTACCGAGTTCACCTGGATACTTAGCAACCCAATCACCAACACCTGAGATACCTGAAGAATAATTATTATCATAGTCATCGTCATTTTTGATGACGGTGTTGATTGTGTTACCTGCATTTGCTGTAGCGTTACGAGCAGCAGTGGCATCAGAACCACTGTCACTTGGCTCAACAACACGAACAACCTGTAGAGCATTTGAATATGCTAGGAAGTTTGATGCTGTGAAGAAGTCATCAGCAGTGTTTGCATTTGGGGCTTGGAAGTTGTTAACCAACGCATTTTCATCTGTTACTAAGACGATTTGCTCGGCTGGCCCCCAACGAAAATGACCGGCAATACCAGCACCCGTTGTTTGTACGGCAGGAACGATAGTTGTGAGATCAATCTCACTTACATTCACGCCTGGAGATACTTGGAAAGGCATTTCTTTACTCCTTATGTTGAAGAAACGAACGTATCAAATTCGTATTATTTAGTAAACTAAGTGTTTTAACTAGGTTAATTAGACTAAATAGTGACATGGAACATACAAAAGAAGCAAAGAGTAAAATTCGTCAAGCGAGACTGGGTCGCAAGTTTTCTGATGAAACAAAGCAGAAGATGAGTGATTCTCATCGTGGCAAAAAGCACAGTGAGGAAACAAGGAAAAAGATTAGTGAATCTATGAAGAAGAAAAGAGACTCAGTGACTATTATCGATCCATGGTCTTAAATCATCTAATGAATAATTAGTAACACTGTGCATAGGATCTTCTTCTATACCATCCTGATAGAAGCCAAATGGTAACATTTCTTCATCCATCATCTCTTCTTTATCAGCCAAATACTTCTGACGAATATCAGAGTTAGTTAAATCTTTGAAATATTCTTGACGAATCAGCCAACCAAATAATACAAGACACATTACCAAGTCATCATGATGCCCCTCATCCGCTTCATAAGAATCTTTCTTAGAGATGAAGTTCGATAACTCTTCAATAATATCAAAATCTTCAATAATAATCTTTTGGTCCTCTACTAAATCTTTAAGTGTTGAGCAACCAATTCTTTTTACTTGTTTTGTTGTTCTAACACCAAGCTGTGTATTCTTACCAAATCCCGCGCCAATTCTTTGACCCGCTCTACCTTTCAACGCTGTGATGAATATATTTTCATACTCGAGATCTCGATAAAGAATATTTGCAATCTGTTCACCAATATCGTTGATCTCCACCAATACAAATGCCTGATTGAAATTGTTGGCAACATTATAGATTAACTCGGGATATATTAATGGTGAAATATCTTTGTCTCTGTACTTAGCAACAACCCGATAAGGTATATCACTAACATCAATAACAGTGAATGCGGAAAAGTCACCACCTACACCTCTTGAGGTATCTACTGTGATTATATACTCATGACCAGGTTTGATTTCTTCGTATTGATCAAAGCCTTGCTTCTGAAACATTGGTCGTACGAATGCTAGGTTACGAAGTGTATTGGCATTGATAAGTGTATTAGATGTACCTAAGAAGTTACAAGCAAACTCTTGATCAAAAGACTCTTCACTTGTATTAGCAATCTGTTGTAGTTTCCAGTCCTCATCTCGACCAGGTGTTTCCCACCAGTTCACAGCAAGAGGAATGAAGTTACTTCGTTGTTCTTCTGCTTCTACCCACATCTTATAGAAGTGATTCATACCCTTTGGTGTAGAGACAATAATCATCTTAGTTTCTTTACCAGATGAAATTGTAGGATAGACTGACTTAAAGAACTCATCAGCAATCCCGTGTTGAACGAATGCAAACTCGTCTAAGAAGACAAGTGAAAAGGATTGACCACGAGCAGCAGAACCTGTAGTTGATGTAGCGAGAATCTTTGATCCATTCTCTACTTCAATAGAACCCTTGTTCCATGTAACAATACCTTGCTGCAACCACAAAGGCAAGTGTTCATATGCTTTCTTTACACGATCAAGAAGCTCTCTGGCTAGCTCTGCTTTGTTAGCAAGAACAGCAATATTTTTATCTGAATTGAATAGAAGATAGTGAAGAATGAAACCGACAACAGCAGTTGACTTACCAGACTGTCGTGGCATTTTTGTTATAACAAATCGATTGTCATTAAACGTATTGATCATACGCTCTTGATACTGGTATAAGTCAAGAGGAATCAAACCATGATCAACATGAACGATCTTAACAAACTTCTTAATGAAGTAAATAGGATCTTTAGCACATTTCACATAATCTTGAATCTGGTCTTCAGTAAATTCAATATTCACCCCAATCTTTTTTAGATTAGGATTAGACAAATAAGCATCAGACATTAGTTACCTTTGAGCTTTTCAATCTCTTCTCTGTTTTTCTTAATGAACTCTTCATTCTTCGCAATATGAGCGTCCTGAGCAGCGTCAATCAATCTTTGAATACGAATGCCCTTCTCTTCTTCTGTATCTTTATGTAGTTCAGAGTCAATAACCTTTTCAAGCTTTAGATACAAAATACGCTCGTTTGGTACATAACGCCAGACGTAACCACGATCACTATAGACACCAAATACGGTTTGTCGCATACCAATCTTTAGAATCGTTGCCTCTGCACCATCAAGTAAAACCTTATCACCCTCATTGAATGCTTTATCAAACTGGAATGCAATACCCTTTGACAAACTTGTTGCAAAGTCCTTGAACATGATAGCGATAATAACAGATACTAGAACTGCTATCCATGGCAACATTACTTCTGTTGCTTCCCATGAAAGGTTAGATATCGTTGTTGGTTCCATCGTCTTTTCCTTGGATTAGTTTTTGTAAGTCCGCAGTTGAACCGACAAACAAGGCGTTATTAGTGATATTCTGTGCTGAAGGTTTGTCTTTCTCTTGCGTCAAATCTTTCTTTTTCTTTGCCAACTCAAGAAGATCTTTATTAGTATCAGTAAGCGTTTTCATTAGATTGGTGGCAACTTCGAATGCTCTTGGTGATTCACTTTGTCTAGCAATCTCCATCACTCTATCTAAGTCACCCATACCAGAGTCAATAAGATCTCTTAGATTACGTCGCGCATAATCATAATCATCCTCTACATCTTTATTTACATTTTCAGGAGGTAGAACTTCCTGTGGTGTAGAATCTATCTCTAGGATTTCTCCCATCTTATCATTAAAGCTCATATCTATCACCCATAAAAGAATGTGTTTGCAGCAAAGCCATAGTCATCATCTGAATCAATCAAGTCACGACTAATCGATGCGGCACTATTTGATGTTGGTAGACCAGCAGCAGTAAGACCAGGAACAATAACAACTCGACTGCTCTTCTCTGTATCTGGTGCTGTATTAGCATAAAAGTCTACTTGTGTTCTTGTAATGATACCTTGATTAGTAGTAGGACCGTACAGATAACCTTTCATTGTAAAGGTTAAGTCCCACATCAAAACACGTCGAGTCATGAAGTCACCATCATAGGCATCCTGTAGACTTACACCGTTTAGAATCGTTGGAATGTCCATTGAGATATCCATATCAGGCATAATGTTGACTGACATATTCCACTCTGGTTTGAAGTATGGTAGAATCTGCTCTAAGATCTGCGTACCATCATCAGCATTCTTAACCATAATAGATAATGTGAAATCAATATTATATGGAACTGGTGTATACTGAGTTCTCAATAAGGTTTTATCTGAAAACACATAAGAATTCTTTTGAGTAGAATTTAACTTTCGTGTAGGATCATAGCTGATACCAGTCATCTCAAAACCTAAACGTGGGAGCGAGATAGCAATCTCTCTATCTAGGTTAGGGTCAGTATCCAATCGTACTAGAAACTTTTGTTTTGGCCCATAGGCAATAGGTACAGCAAGAGTTTGTATACGACTGCCACCATTGTTACGCTGAATCGTAAGGTCGTTAAACATACTACCAAAGACAATAACATACTTACGCATTAGACCATGTGAGAAATATCCAAACATTAGAAATTACCCTCCGACCATGGATCTTCTTCAGAGAAGTCAACAATACCACCTGATAGAATGTCAGCAGTGAATAGGTTGTTATTGGCTTGTGCATCTGTTGCTTCGACTGTATATTCTTGCATCAAACTACCACCATCTTCTGCGAGCAATGAACCATCTTCGCCGTCTAGCAATAGTTCATTGTCAAGGATATTCAGAGTGAACTTATCTTCAATCTCATCAATCTCAGTGATACCTGTGTCGATTGCTTCAGAACTATATTCAAATAACTCACACCGCAAGTCGTATGTCTGGAGTCTACCTGTCTGATAGAACAGTGATTCGTGTTCGACGTGCTTGATTTCAAACGTCTTATCTACCATTGGAAAGTAAATCAGATCACCTTCGTTTGGTCTATTAGATGTAATGGAGTATCCATCACCAGTACCAGATTCAAGTACAATTGACTCTGTCTCATGGTTGCCAGTTAAAAACTGTCGTGATGGTGCTGCTGTATTGGCATTCTCCATAAGAAGGTTGTAGCCAACTTCTGTCATTAACTTCTCTGACCTAATCTGGTCAAAGCGTTTACGAGCAAGTGTAAACGTAATCTCATCACGAATCTGTAAACCAAAGCGTGAAAGCAAATCACCTTCACCTTCAAACCCTTCAACATTCTTGATATACATCTCAACATCAGCAGCATCGTTGAATGAAGATAATGGGTCTTCACCATACAGATTGTCTCGTGCTACAATGGTACGTGGAACATACTTAACATCATGACCATAGATTTTGATAGACTCAATCGTTAGATCTTCTACGAGGTCTTGCTCACGTCCATAATTGAAATGATTGAAATATTTATTGACAGCCATTTTATTATCCTGTCATATCATGTACAGGTAGACTGTAGCTTGAGATCATTTCTTCTTCTAACTGATTAATTTCTTCTCGTGCTTCACCCATAATTCTTGGACCATCGAGCGTGATACCACCAGGAAGCTGTACACCAGCAAACTTTGAAAGGTTCTCACCCCATTGTCTCTTGAACAATGCAGTACCATAGCGAAGCAACCATCTGTCATTCCATACGTCTGTGTATGTGTCAGGATCTGTTGTTCTATAACCTTCAATAATAATGAACTGACCAACAACAATATCATCCCAGTCCATACGAATGTATAATCTATTTACATGACGGTTAAAGTCGATTGGTTGCTTGCCAACAAAGATTTCTTCCATGGTAGCAATGTTTGTCATCGCACTTACATAACCAGAGTAAGTAGCACTTGAAAATTGATAGAGATCATTTAGATGAATCTGATATCGCACGTTGAATAGACTTGATGCACCAACACCCGTGTCATCAATATCGAATACACGGACGATTCCTTGAATGTTCTCAGCAATGGGAATGTATTTGTTGGCAATATCATCAGCCGTAATTTGGTGTGACATATAATCGTGAATCGTGCCATCATAGTGATAGTCACGATAGTATTGTAATGCTTCGTCAATTCTATCCTCTAACTGCTCATCGTCTACGTTAATGTCGATGACAGGAGAACCGAGATTGCGAAGACAGTATTGCTTGAATGCTTCTCTTGATGTTGGTTTTGCCATAGTGACCTCTTATACTGGTTGCGTTATATTTATAAAAAAAGGGGAAGACTAAATCCTCCCCTTTTTGAAGTAATATTGAGTGTTAATGTTTAGATTTCGTATCTAATAATGACGATACCATTACCACCACTCTGGCCGGAACGATTATATTGCTGCCCGCCGGGAGGACCGGGGTTATGCATACCAGCACCACCGCCGCCACCAGTACCACGGGCACCTGGTTGACCATTGTACTGAGGATTTGCACCATAACCTCCACCACCTTGACCGTGGTCTTGGGGAGCTGGATGTGTTGATTGAGGACCACCTACGCCTCCAAGATACTGACCTCTGGGCCCAGGTTGGTTAGAACCACCACCGCCGCCACTTGCCCATATACCAGTTGGTCCAACGGCTGTCACTGAATCTCCAGGCACTACACCAGAAAGCAAAGAACCAGGAAATTGTGGTAAAGTTGTTCCTTCACCACCGTGACCAAAGCCATTCTGCCCACCGTCAAAACCAGCACTACCGGCACCGCCACCGCCGCCAGCAACGGCAAAGCCTTGCACATTTGGATCTGGGTAGCTGCCAGGGATGTCAGAGGCACCAAATCCACCAGGATTACCTTGAGATGGTGTTGTTGGTGGAGTATTTCCTGCTGCTCTAGCAGGGAAGTTTCCACCACTGCCCGTTGTTGAACCATGACCACCACCAGAACCACCTGCAGCGCCTGGTTCAGATTGGCTGTTTGGCTTTCGTCCCAGTCCACCGCCACCACCACCAGCAGAAGTGATTGTAGCAAATGTTGAAGAAGTTCCAGACCCGCCCGTTGTCATTCCAGGATTGCCGCCATTACCAGCATTACCAACTGTAACTGGATATGTTCCAGGTGTAAGAGGGTCGAGATATCCTGTTCTCAAACCACCAGCGCCACCACCGCCACCTAATGACATCCACTGACCACCAGCGCCACCACCGCCGCCACCACCGATAACAAGATATTCAATTTGCCCTTGTTGACCAGTCATGGTAAAGGTTCCAGGTGAACCGAAAACATGATATTTATGGGTAGGTGTTTCAGATTCTGTACCACCAGATGCTTCAATACCAGGACCAGTGAAATGTCTGTGTCCAAAAACTTCTAGACCAGCACCTTTAATCGATCTACCTCTACCATTAGCACCAGTATCAGCAACATCGTTTCTAATCCACTCACCTTTACTGATTTTTTTGTTTTGGTCTTTCAAACTCCAGACAGATGATAGGAACTTATTATCGACTGTATTAGTAGTAACACCACCACTTTCTACTGCTAAACCAACAGCAGATGTTGGTGGAGTGAAGTTACTAGTATATAATGCTACTCCATCAACGATCCTAAAATCATCAATGTAACCTGCCATGCCATGGTTTGAATAGGGAGATGGTGAATGGGTGGATCCACCTATAACAAAAACATGATCAGTACTGGTTTGACTTATTACAAGTGACGAAGAACTTACTGTCATGGTTGCACCTTGTTGTACGCCATCTTTAAAGATATAAAGATTTGTTCCATCTCTAACGCACGCAACGTGTGTCCAAGTATTAAGTGAAAGTTTAGTGTTGGTTACATCATGACCAACCATAATATATTCTGAACCACCATCTAGACCAATTTGAAACCTTACTTTGTTGTCTGATGTTGCTAGTCCTAATACGAGACTATCTTTCCCAGATGATCCTCCAATTTCATCATAACTAAAACCAACACTATGTGTTGTATATTCGGTTAGATAGTACCAGCCTTCAATAGTAAAAGATGAACCTAAGTTAAATTTACCTCCTGGAATATGAATTTCCCTATCTGCATCTTCAAAACGTGCGCTAGAAGTCCCAAACTTTTTAACTGAGGTATTTATTCGTGATGAAGTACTGCCATTTTTAGTTATAGCATGATTTCTTGCTTGATCTTCCATGCTGTCATCATCAAACGGTAGATACAATACTGTTAAGTCATTGACCGTTTCACTCACACTTGTACCTACAGTAGATGTTGGAACAGCGAAATCAGCAGTGTATTTTGCGTGACCTGCGAGGATTCTGAGGTCATTAATATATCCATTCAAGCACTGTGAGTCTGAAGCAGGATCAAGACCAATATTGAAGTTTCTAGATGTTGAAGCAACTGTACCAGAAGCTGACGTTGTTGCCATTAGAAGACCATCAGAGAACATCATGAAAGTATCACCACTTCTTGTGACAGCCACATGTTGCCAACCTGTTTTTGCTGCCATTGACATCGTTGATGAATCCACGATATACGAAGACCCGTTACTAGCATGAAATGTAATATTGCTTCCAGGCACATCAAGATGCCAATTAGTGTCTCCTGCACCTGAGTCAGACCGCCAACTAGCGATATGATGTACCTGCGAAGTGTTATTTAAGTATACCCATGCTTCGATTGTGAAATCGCCTGAACCAAAGTTAAAAGCTGTGGAATTAGGAATAGTCAAACCATCACCATTCCCGTCAAATGCTGCACTGTTACTCCCATACTTAGATTGCGCTGATGAAATAGCAACACTACCAACAGCAGTCAAAGTATGACTATGTGATGAGTCATCATCTAAATCAGCAGTAAAAGGTAAATAGAGTGATGTAAAATCTGTAGTCGTATTCGTTTCGTTTGAACCTATGAGCGTTGCACTAACTGCCTGTGATGGTGGAATGAAGGATTTGGTATACCGTGCTACACCCTTAATAATTCTAAGGTCATCAATGTATCCTTGGAAGTATGCACTGTCTTTTCCATTAAACCCGACTGTCAAATCAGAAGTTCCCACATAGAAAGAATCTGAACCAGCATCCTGCGTTGTGCCATGAGCAACGCCATCCAGGTATCCAGTAATAGTGGTGCCACTTCTAACAATAGCTATGTGGTGCCAAGTATTATTCGTAATATTAGTATTAAACTGAGCGTTGGTAGCAGTAGAACCATCTGTGGAATATCCCCACGCAAGAACCTGATTGCCGCTGTCTTCTTCAATATAAACTCGAAAACTTCTGTTTGACGATGAGTCATATCTCGCAACAATAGGATGCAGACCAGACCCACTGGAACCAGCATCTGCCGTTTGATAAATCCATGCTTCAATAGTAAAATCACCACTGCCAAATTGAAAATCTGCATCGTTGGCGTAAGATACATATTGACTTGTGCCATTCAGTGATAAGCTGTTACCACCAAACTTTGCTTGTGTTGATGAAATTGCTGCACTTCCAGAAGCTGTTCCAGAGTGTGCGTTGGTTGAGTCATCGTTTAGATCACTATCGAATGGTAGATAAAGCGATACTGGATCAGAAAGTTCTACCCCAGCAATAGGTGTTGTTTGTGATCTCGTAACAGCACTGTTAGCAAACCCCCGTCTGTTTTTACCTAAACCTCTAGCCATTAATCTGTCCCTCCGATTTTAATTTCTTTTATTTATTTTATGTCCATTTTGGTCCACGGAACCAACAAACTAATGATCTACGAATGCCTCTAGTCACGGGTTTAACACGGTGGTAGGAAAAGGATGGAAAGAACAACGCTGAACCCTTATCTCTGAAATGAGGTAATGGCACTGTCTTTGTTTCAAAGTATCCTTCTCCACCTAAATCTTTATCTTCTTTATCATGTCTATTTATACCAGACATAAGTTCAAACTCCCCGCCATCATAGTCTTCTGGGTCACTTAACTGAATGCTGCAACTAATCTTTCGTACAGTACCAGTCAGAATATGATTGGGGTCAGCGTCTGGATGTAATGTCCTGTCGTTTGTGATTGTGTCTGTATGCCAGTGATAATGATTTTCATCACCATAATAAACAGTATACTGAATTGGTTCAATCGCTGTGATATTATAGTTCCAACCCGAATGTGCGTTGACTTCTGCTAATGGTCCACGCAACATACTGTACAATTCTTCATTATCGTGCCAAGAAACTTTATTCTTACGAATGGTATGATTAGCCTTTTCGGGGTCTTCAATACCAAATGTCAGTGCTTCCTCTTCTTCTTTCTCTTTGCAAATCTCACGAATACGCATGATTTGCTCTGGCCAGAATAAACTTTCAAAGTACCAATACCAGTTTTTCTCAAACGTGGTAGTAATGATGTCACCTTCATGACCAATTGTATCAGCCATTATCAATCACCTCAAAGCGTAGTTTACGATCATCGTCGCTAATATTCTGTAGGTCTTTGTATACTTCACTCGTACCAATCGGTTCGATGAATAGTTTATCACGACGGTCATATGCAAACTGAGCGCATGGACCTTGACGATTTACATAGTGTAGAAATAACTGAACCTGCCAATCATCTGCTTTAGGTGGTTCAAACTTCTCTCGCCAGTGAGGCACTTCACAACCACGATACATCATAGCACTTAAAGGTGGTACTGATACTGGCATACGAACTGTGATATCGTCAGGGTCTGCGTACCAGATTGGCCAGTCAAAGTCACCACTCTGACCAAGATTGACTGTCACGCTGATTTCGCAAGATGGTCGGTCTGTATGATAGTGTAACTCCTCGCCAGGACCATAGACTCGCATGTATGTGTATGTGGGGAGTAGTTTTAGCCCTGTAAGTGCTTCCATCTTAGGAAGACAATCGACCATCAGATATTCACACTTCGGTTGACCATACCACGCTTTGGAGTTTAGAGGACACTGAGAATCGTTTAATTCATCCTCAGTGTCCTGTTTTGCTTTTTCCAAATATTCTTCTGAAATAATCTTTGCTACATCAGCATCAACGAAGTTATCAACGGCAAGATACTTTTTCTTTTGAAAGTAATAAATGCCGGCATTATTTCTCAATTCCATAAGTCACTCCAAATGTTAAACAATAATCATTATTATATAGTAAGATTATTCAGTTGTCAAGTAATTAGACTGAATATGTCTGTTGAGAACCAGTGTAATTAAATGTGGTTGTTACTTCAGTATCATTATTTCTGATTGTTACCTGACCATTGACTTCAGCAGCAGAACCACCACCCTGTGTATTTGTCGTATCAATTACAGGCACACCAGTTGCACCACCTACATATCCAGAGCCACCGCCGCCGGCACCAATGTGCTGAGAGCCGTACTCCCCCGGTGCCGGTGCATATCCTCCGCCGCCACCGCCATAATAACCACCGCCGCCACCGCCGCCGGCTTCACCAACACTTGATCTACCACCTGTTAGAAATACACCGGCAGTTGTGGGTGTAGGCGCATCATTTTCGCCTGCAGAACCACCAGCATTCTGTGTGCCACCACCACCATTATAAGGTGCTAAAGATCCTTGACCATCTTGACCTGTCGCACCGCCCCCAGCACCACCATTACCTTTGGCAGCGCCGCCACCACCACCGGCAATAATAATAACATCATCTGAAGGCATAGTGGGAGAAGTATCTGCTGGACTACCATTCTCACTATATGGTGATGTAAACACACCAGAAAAACCACCACCTGGAGCTTGATGTGGATGAGTGCCACTGGTTGCACGGCTTCCGCCACCGCCGCCGTATGTTCGACCACCCGGAGCAACACTTGGTCCAGGTCTATTACCAGCTTGTCCTACTACGACGTATAATGTATCAGTATCTGGAAAAGAAGTAGTTAATTGAGCATAACCACCAGCACCACCATCTGTGGTAAACTCATCTGAATCGCCGCCGCCAGCACCATATGCTGTAATTGTTAAAGGCGTTCCTGGGTTCAATGCTGGACCAGTGAAGTGTCTATGACCATAAACTTCTAAACCAGCACCTTGAACGACTACGCCAGCAGGATTAGCACCAGAAGTAACATCGTTTCTAATCCATGTACCATCAGACATTTTCTCACTTACATCGTCTGAATCCCAGACAGATGATAGGAATTTTTGGTCAACTATTGTATTAGTTACTTCTCCAGTTAAACCAACAGCAGATGTAGGTGGAGTGAAGGCCTCGGTATATAATGCCGTCCCATTAATGATTCTGAGATCGTCAATGTAACCTGCCATACCAACTGAACCACTACTATCGTGCCCAGATCCGATTCTCAAAATTGCACTACCACCAGAGGAAGCCTGTGGCGCTGAAACACCAGTTTGTGTAGCAATCAAAGAGCCATCTTTAAACGCTCTAAAGGTAGAACCTTCTCTGGTAATTGCGTAATGCGTCCAAGTATTAGTTGAAATTGCTAGGGAACTACTACTGAACATTGGCCAATAACCCAAATCGGCAGCACTGTTCCCACTTCCGTCTTCTAAACCTATAAAGAATTTACCATTACCGCCTTCGTTCAAGTAAAAGAAGAAACCAAAAGTTTCGTTCCCAGCACCAGCAGCACCGCCACCAGAAAGTCTGTAATCAAGTGCTACGTTTCTACTACCACCAGAACCATCATCATAGAACCAACCTTCAATAGTAAAGTCGTTAGAACCAAAATCAAATTGACCGCCAGAAATTTCAAGATAGTCTGCCGCAGCAGGAATATCTGCACTACCAGCACCATACTTTTTAACCGATGTTGATACTGCAACAGAACCTGAATTGGTTACGGTATGAGAATTAGTAGAATCATCATTTAAATCAGAATCAAATGGTAAATAAAGATCGATATCAGCACTAAGTGATGTCGTCACGGACTTAGTAACACTACTGTTAGCAAAACCTTCTAAATCGTACCCAATTGTATTAGACATATTTCGACTCCTTCAAAGAGAATTAAAAGAAAGGATTAGGCGTCGTAAATTTGCTCTAATGAAATTGTGAACTGTAGATCGCTGTTAGCAGAAGCAGCACCACCGATGCTTGAATTTTCCATGAGATAGAATGAACTATTCTTATCAAATGCTACCAGTGTAGAGTCAGCAGGTACGACAACAGTTTTAATCATGAAGGTATTTGAACCAGCATTATTCATGATTAAGTCAAAATCGGCATTAGCTGCGCCATCGATGTTAGCAATGATCACGGAATTGATCTTATGCACGGAACCGCTGGAAGCTGGGTTAGAATGAAATACGGTGTTTGATGTGGTGATTGAACCTGAAACGGTGTTAGCAAGGATTCTTGCAACTGAAACAATATTTGGATTAGCCATTTAATTTTTCCTCTTCTTTATAGAAATATGTCTGGTATTTATTACTATGATTATTCTGCGGCGTCTGGTCGTGTTGGCCAAACAATAGCATGAGCATTAGCAGTTGTTGATGGTAAGTCACGCAATTCTTGACGATATGTAGCCCATTGAACAGAAGTATTAGCATCAATTACATTACCTGTGTAACCAAATTCTGTCTCACTAATTTTAATTTGTGTCCAGTCGGTATTTAAAAGATCTCCATCTCTTGTTGATCTAATTGCGGCCCAATTAGCAGTATTTGCTGCTAGGAATTCGCTCTCTGGAATTGAATAAACTACCCATTCAACACCACTCCAATACATTCTTTCGGTAGCGCCGTCATATTGTGGTGGAGCATCAACATCGATCCAACCAAGTTTAGCACGGTTGTTGAATGCGTTTTCACCTGTGTAACTTTTACCATTTTCATCTTTCAAACGAAAAGGAAACTTCCATCTTGGGACAGGATAACTATAGTCTTTTGTATACCAAGCCATTTTTGTTTCTCCTTAACCGAAAACGATTGCCATAGCAATGGCTTTACCCGTTGTGATACCAGCACTTGGTGCTGTGGTTAGCGTGCTTGCATCGCTGAATTGAATGCCAGTGCTGTGGACGACCAACTGACCTGAAAGTGTACCACCAGCGAGAGGAAGTGCAGCAGAAGCAGTTGTTGACACACCAGCAATAGAAGAGTTAGTGTTTGCAAGATCTGCGGCTTGCTTTGCTTCTTGTGTGTCAATGATACCACGAATTGCTGTATTAGTGGCAGTCAAATTCGTATTTAGATTAGCAATTGCCAAGTTAGTATTTGCTAGGTCACCAGTACCAGCAGCAGCAGCAACAGAAGCGATGTAGGCATTAGTGTTTGCCAAGTCTGCTTTTGAAGATGAGTCTGAGGCAAGTGCTGATAAAGTTTTGAGTGAGTTAATATCACCCATCATTTGTAGAACGGTATTTGAACTTGTCAATGCCGCTAATTGAGTTGAGACTGCTGAAGGTGTTGCCATGATAGTTACCTTTCTTTTTTAACTATTGCTATCCAATTTATTTTTGAGCGAAAGAAGTAGATTTTCAATATTTAGTAAACGATTATCCAAGTGTTCAATCTTCTCTTCCATATTATCAATTTTTTTAAACTGACCTTTGCGACTTTTATAGGCTTGTAATGCCGTTTTATTCACGTTCAAAATAGCGTTGGTTTCGGAATCTCTTACGAGGTCGGAACTTTCTTCTACTTTCAAATACATTTTCTTATCCTTAAATCTGAAGCGCAATGGCTCTTAAATCTTTCACTCTAGGAACCACATGGGAACCAGTAGAAGTACGAAGCACAATTTTCAAACTGAAGTACTTATATGTATCAAATTGTGCGCCAGATGAATTAAAGTATCTGACCACATTGTTGTTTCCACTAAAGTTAAACGCACCCAAAGAGGTAGCATTCGCTGAAGGGAAACCGTACTCCAACTCGACAAAGTTATCCTTGTTGACAACGCTGGATACAGTGTTCGCAGCACTCTCTTGGTCTAACTTAGTATAATGTTTGTCACGGAAGTCGTCAGGATCTTCAGCGTTCTGAATACGAGCATAAACGTCGATTTCTGTACCGACTGGTTTGTATGCTGATAGAACTACTTTGATATCTTCTGCTTCTTGACCATCCGCTAAAACAATTTTCTTTGTGATATATCTTGATTGGGCGTTACCGAAGTTCCCAAACTCGCCAGTATTATCATTATTTATAATATTGTGAACTGGGATAACTGACTTGGTTCTGCCCACATCAACGACTGGTGATAGACGATCTGAGCCAGAAGTCATTGTGCCACTTAATCGAAGTGTCTTAGCACTGCCAGTGTTATTGACTTCATTTGTTCTGCTTGCGATAATTCTTTCACCACCCACAAAGTCATTATTCTCAAATGCTTCAATGGCAGTCTGTTGTTGTGAGATAACATAGTTGTTTGCTGTGGTATTTGCTGACCATGTAATATCTGTATCAACATACTTAGCAAAGGATAGTTTAGGTACGAGTACATCGTATTTGTAATCTTTCAGACTGTAGACCTGTGCGAAAGCATTACTGACCTGACCACGATAGAAACCATCATCAATAGTCGTATTCGATGTAAAGTTACCAGATGAATTGTTGGCAACAATCTCATTACCAGATGGATTGTAATACTGAATAAATCCAGTAGCAGTGTTTGGTGTAAAGGTATTGACTACACCAGTAAATGTACCAGCACCATTAGCAAAGGTGATAGTGGAACCATCTGCGATAGAACCCTTCATGTCAACCTTGATAGTTGGTGTATCCGTCGTTGTTACCAACTTCCGAACCTTACCAGTATTAGAACCGATAGTGACCGTATCGTTGACTGCAATCGTAGCAGCATTGGAAGTCATGAGAACGACTGCCTCACCTCTGATCTTCTCACCGATATTGAAGCGAGTACCAGAGAACTGCGTAGCATTTAGATATTCGTCATTGTCATTGGTGTAAACAACACTACCAGTTAAGGTATTATCGAAGTTTGCACGCCAGATAGTAAACTGAATATCTTGGTTCTGTCTTGGTGTATATGTTCTATCGTTAGCAGACGTAAACAACATACCGACTGCTGGTTGCTGGTCGATAAGAGCATTGACTGTTACATCAGTACCGCCGAGTTCGGCAATCCACAAACGATAGTCTGGGTTTGAACCATCTGGTTTTACGACGAATGCATATTCTGTGTCACCCCGTAGATATACAGGCTGGTCAAAGTAGAATGGTGTAGGTGCGTTTGCAGTATCAGAGATATTCACATCTTCTGGTGCGACACGCTTGTAACCGAATGGCACACGGATAGCAGTGATTTGACCGTTGATAACTTCACGGAGTTCAATAGCAATACCAGACGTTGAACTTTTCTCTTGGAAGTATAGATCGATACAGGAGATGAAGAAACCATCAGCACCTTGACCGAATAGGCTGTCAGCAAAGTCTAGATTTTCAAACTCATAGTCACCAACACGGAATGTCTGTGCGACCGGATCTTTATGTGCCTGAAGACCGCTGAATCTTGAAGTGGTTGTCCGTCGCTCGCTGACAGTATCGTGTGACACTCTTGCTTCACGAGTGTTGAATGTGATGCCACGCTGTGAACTTGCTAGACCAACGGAGGTGTAGTTAGTGACAGCAGAAGTTGTCTCAGTACCAGTCTGTGTTGCTGTATTAGCAATGTCAACTAGTTTGAATGGACGCTCACCTTGACGGAACTTTAATGAATCGTTGTTAGGAATAACGAAGACACCGAATACATCACCGTTTGCATTTGTCTCTAGTGAAGCACCAAGACCTGCTGTGTTAGCAAACTCTTTGGTAGTAGGTGCGACGAAATCATTGACTAGAATATCGTCAAAGTATGGGAACACACGAGTATTTGGTTTCATACCTGTGCCACGGAATTGAACTAGACGTGATCGCATGAATGGTACGATATCAGTGCGAGTTAAGAATGGACCAGACTTTTGAGTGCGATTGAATACATCGACGTTTAATCGAGTACCAGTGCGGACTTGCTCTTGTGTGGTAGTGATTGTGACATCATCGATAGCGCCATGAGTGCCAGGGCGACCTTCGAAGTTTTCAAGAGAACCAGTACCACCTCTTACGAAAGCAACACCATTTACTTCTCTTGTAGAAGAAGGCGGACCATCATTATTCCACTCATTCCAGTTAGTACCCCATGCATCTTTTAGATTTTGCCAGTTAGAAGCAAGGTCAAGATCCCACTGTACGTCTGGTTGAGTTGTTGTGTCAACCCAATGATCTGCTTCTGGGAACAGGTCTAGATTACCAACCCAGTTGAATGTTAGTTCACCGACAGGGTTGATGGTCTTGGAAGCCCATGGTTGGTCGATATGAATTTGATGAGTATAAGGTAGAGTTACTAAATCACCAGGGGTAGCATTCTGAACCGTTGATGTGGTTGCTGTATCAGCAGAACCATCTTTCTTCAGAGTAGCAGATGTGGTGAATGTACCACTTGCATTGTGTAGATACAATCTGACAATACTGCTGTTAGCAACGACAGTCCGAACTGTACCCTGTGCAGTTGCTGAACCAAGCGAAGAGCCAAGATAGACAACATCACCGTTTTGATATGAATCGGTATTTGCCGTTACATCAAGTCTGACCTGCTTGCCTTCTTTAGTGACATTGCTTGAAAGTGCACTATTGAAAGAGATGTCAATATTCTGCGAATCAAACTTAGGTCTTAGTTCACCCTTAACTTTATCAATGGATGAGAAGTATGATGGGTCTGTCAAGTCAGCATTATTATGACCGAAGAAGGCATCTACAAAGATACCGTTCTTGAATCGATCAAGACCATTCTCATCAGGAATTGCTAAGTCTCTTGCTGCCTTCTCTAGAACATTCAAAGCAGTATAGTATTCAAGGCGGTCAATCCGAGTTGAGATATCTGAAATGTCTTCCATGGTATAACGACGATGGAAGAATGGTTTGACTTTGACTGCCAGATCAACACGAGTACCTTCAGTCTGTGGGTCAATGAAGTTGTAAGCATTCTCCAGTGATAGTGATGGGAATGGAGGAATGTTTAGCAATGACAGAGACATTGACTCTGCTGGTTCTAATGGTGGGAATGGTTTATCAGAAGCAATACCTTTAATTACTTTCTTCTTACCATCTTTACCAATAACCACTCGGTCAACACGAGGTAGATAGTGAATAAGGTCTGAACTGAATGTCTCATCAGGAACAGGTACATATGAACCGTCTGAGTCTACATCAACCGTAGTTGACAATGCAGGGTTGACTGCTGAATCAGCAACTGTAGTGACGTTTGTATTCGCAGCAGATGTTACTCTTGGACGGAAGTCTAGTGAGTCACGAAGGTCATATACGTTTCGTGAGGTCTTTGAAGAGAACCGTGGAATCTGTGGTGTAGCAATCGCTGTGTTATTTGCTGTTGACTCGTTTGGATCAATAGAGTATGAATCAACAGAGAAGAACCCAATACCACCAGAACGATCATGCTCGAAATAGTCAATCTCTACAACTAAACGATCATCAGTTGAAAGTGCAAGACTGCTACCTTCTTTTAGTGTAAGTAGTGAGTGCTTATAGAGGTTATCGTCTGAGTTCCGGATGATTCTAAACTCAGATGTTACATCTCTGTTATTTACTGAATATGTTGTACCCACATAAACCTTACGCAAATTGAATACATCAGCAACACCAAGACCATATGGACCAACAATACCAGCGCTGTGAGATGATAGATCCAATCGTACAAACCGACTCTTACGAACTGCTTTAGCAGTGCCAACTGCTGTCTCTCTTTTGTTATTGAAGAAAACTGTAATGTTGGTTGAGTTGGCAAATGTCTCTTTCAAATCGATTGAAGCAACTGTACCAGAAGAAACTGTTACCGTTCTTTCTGTACCAGTTGTACCGTTCTCTGTCAAGTCAAAAACATAACCTGTTGGGAAGATCTTGTGGACTTCAGCAGTACCTGCACCGCCATCAGCAGCCAAACAGTGGAATGTTGAATCGTCTACAGTAGCAATAGCAGGATTGGTTGTCATAGAAGTATCACTGGCAATGTCAACGATACGAGTTACAATGGAACCTTGACCGCCAGTATTTGACACTGAGATGTAATCACCAACCTTAAAGTTTGTCAGGAATGTAGTATTATTACCAACCAACGTATTTGCTTGTTGAGTATTAGCAACAGCACCGAATACCTGCTTGACAAGACCAGGGACACTAGCAGTCTGTGCAGTAGCACCAGCAACAGCGATGAAGTCACGCTTTTGTGTATCGTTTAGCGCACCAACACCATATGGAAACTCTTCTGTACCACCAGCATGAACGCCAGAGATAGCAAGCGAACCAACACCAGCAGTGTTGAACGAGATTGTTGCCTTATCACGGAACTGATAGAACGCATTGATTGTACCAGTGTTTGTCGTGAGTTGTTTGGTTGCCTGAACACCAAGCGAATAAACATTTCTGTTGAACTCTGGGTCTTTGATGACTGCCTTGGTGACAGTAGTAGCAGTTGACCCACCACCTGTTGTACCGATAACGACTGTTTCTAAAACAGCATCAGCAAAACTATCTGGACCTGAAGCGTTATTTACATAGAATGAACGGACATCGCCAAATGACTTACCAGAAGCAGTCATGTTGATATCAAAGAGATACAAACGGAACTTACCGTCTTTCTGACCCATGATACCAGACTCATACTGCATACCACGAACCTTAGCCGTACCAATCTCAGCACCAGGAGCAGCACCTGCACCAAGCGCAACACTACCACTTGTTACAGCAGTAGCAACGGTGTCTCGTAATGAAATGGTCTGAACTGTGGTTGGATCCCATGGACCAACGACTTCGTTTACAATAGCATAGTTACCAAAGTTTGTGGTGACATTTACACCGACTTCGTGCTTGGTATCAGTTGCCTTGTCTGTCTCAATGAATTCTGTTGTGAGAGTTTCGTTACGATAACCCATAATGTAAGCAACACCTGGCTCAATACCAATAGCAAGTTTGTCCTTATCACCACCTTCACCAGCAGTATAACGACCGAAGTTGCTACCTGTATTCAAATGCTCTTTTACATGAGTATTGATTTGTTTTAATTGATAGTTACCAGACTCTTCGTAGGTTCTCTTAGCAAGTTCTCTACCAATGCTGTTGAATACCGTATCATCTCTTACGATACGAACCTTACCGCTTTCAACCTCAAAGATTGGAAAGAATGATTCAGTATTAGCAGATGACAAGTTTGAAGAATCGAATAGTGCTTTCTTGGTAAGTGTTGGTGTTAGAACCAAACGATCAGCACCAGGAGCAGAAGCGTTGTATGAACCAGCAGCATTGTCAAGCAGTGTTGTATCTGATGAACTGGTTGCGATACTTTCTAATACCTTGAAACCAACCTTATATGAAGGTGTGGTTGAATATTTTTCTAGGACAAGCGTTTGAGAAGCAACGTTGATGAAGTGACCCTTGGAAAAGATTGTACCACCACCGACATTGAAGACTGACCCAAAGCCAAATGCACCAGCAGCAATAGTGTTGGCACGCTGACCAGCACCACCATCAGCAGGAAGAAATACAAGCTCTTCATTCAGACCAAAAGTTTTATTTGTCTTTGATGTACCACTATCAATATACTTGACTAAGAATGTGTTGTAGTCTGGGGCAGTAGTCTCAGCACCAGCAGCAGTAGAGATAATCTTAGCACGAACACCCGTGGTTGCACCTTGAATAGTTCCACCATCGAAGTCTGTAACGGTAATAGTATTACCACCAGCATCGTTATCTCTCAGCTTGATGAATGCGACATTAGCATCATACTGAAAAGCACAACCGTCGACGATTGTACCCTCTTCATAGATGTTATTTCCAAAACGCTCGACTTGGTTTTGAAGAATAGTTTGGAGTTGATTTAATTCCCGTGTTTGAACCGCAAGTGAAGGCTTGAAAAGAACTTTGTGGTAATTCTTTAACTTTGCACTCGTTTCGAAATCATCAAAGTAGGGAGATAAATTGAAATTAGTCTCTATTGCCATTCTTTTAAACCTTAAAATCTAACGATAAGTTTGATATCTTCTGTCTGATCTGCTGCCCGACTTACTGGCAATCTATTCTCAACATAGAGAACGTCGCCAACAAAGTCTTGTAGATCTCTATTATTTATAGACGATACAACAGCAGTTTGTGTGGAGGTGTTACCTGTAATTGTTTCACTAGCAGTAAAAGTACCATCTAATCCCGTGACACTGATAACACCTGCCGTACCAGAAGCATTCGTATTTGCAAATGAAACGAAACGAGCAGCAGCACCACTTGAAGAACCGGCAATCATCTCATCGGCAGAGAATGTACCAGACTTACCTGTTACTGTGAGTTTGGTTGTCATGTCGTAAACTGTTGAGTTTGCCTGTGCACCTGAGAACAGAACAGGATCACTAACCAAGCCAACAATGCGGAAGTCATTATTGGTAATAAAGGTGCCTGACTCAGTGCCAGTCATACGGACGTTTAGCAGAACATCAGTTGCACCGAGTTCACTTACTGGGTTAGAACCATGACCACCATATGGTGCGATACTACCAGCAGCAGTTCCACCAGTACCATGTGAACTGTTAGCAGAGATTGCAACGGAATATTTACTGTAGTTAGAGCCAGTGTTAATCATAACAATTTCGTTGATAGTGTTGCCCACAGTAGCAGAAGCAAGAGCAGGAAGTGCGACGTTAGCATATGCCAGTGCACTTGAACCATCACCCGTAATTGTGACTTTAGGACCAACGATATATGATGATCCTGTTGTTGGGATGGGTGAGAAGGCAGCATTCACAGTTGCCTTATTGATATTGCCCTGGTAGTCAACGATTTCTCTTAACTGACCTGAACCTGTACCACTACTGATATAGATTGTAGAACCAACATACGAATCATCAGTTGTACTTGCACTGGTAAGTTTTACGATAGTTGAACTGTCAACATTTGAGAAAGTACCAGCAGCATAGAGATAACCAGAACCAGCGGCTGTTACATCGACGTAATCAATCGCACCATTAGATGCTGCTGCCTGAACGTCAAACTGTAGACTGCCATCATCTGCTGTGAGTTCTTTGACAGGAATGAAGTTTGTCGTTGTGAACTTCAATACATCAGCAGGAGAGATGTTATACATAAACTTCCAGCGATACCCATCAGAAGTCGTTACGATTGAAGTGCCCGTTGATGTAGGTTTAACTGTTGACAATGCCCCATTATTATTGTCAATACATTTGTAAACATTAAAATCGTCAGTGACCACAAAGAATGCACTTGTGTAGAGAGATGTATTTGAATCTGAATATGGAGTATATACCTGACCAGAAGTCCAGTTGTTCCTTGCGACGACAAATGTAGCATCACTTGACGTAACACGCTTTGCTGCGATCATATTCCGCCAGATATTATAGTCAGAACCCAAAATGGTATCTGTTGGCGTGGGTGGAGAAGCATCGTCCGTCCAACCGTGTGCTTTTGCTAAAAACATATAATAGCGAGTATTAATGT